ACCCGCCGAAAGGCGAAAAACCCACAGACTAAAAAGGAGTCTAAAATGAACGAAAAAACATGCAAGGCTAGAATTGGCAAGGAACTGAAAAGCGAAATTGAAACCCTCCGCGCACTTTGGGAACTGTACAAACTATGGACTTCGCGCCCGAACTGTAATCTCTCCTCCCCGCGTTCACGACCTGGGGGCAAGTCGTGAATGTCGGAGGGCATATTACCCTAACCGACCCGGAGGACACCGGGCAAAAGAAAAGGACAAACCATGAATACCCGTTACAACCACCCCCGCCCCTACCGCGTGATCGTGAGACACGACCACGGGCGCGCCGTCATCACAGTGACCGCGCAGAACAAACACGCGGCAGCCGATAAGGTCATGCACTGCGAAGGATGCCCCAAGTCCGCTATCCTGGCAGTTATCCCCGTCAAGGCGGGCGCATAACCTGTCAGGCCAACCCGCCCGGCTGCAATTCGCAGACTCGAAAAGCCGGGCGGGTATCCTGAAACACCCCAAAAGGAGAATTTACGCCATGTTGATAACCCTTGCAACTTACAGAAAAGGCACGAACGCCGCTCATGTGATGTATAACCCCCAAGAGAAAAGGGTCCACGTCATGCATGAGGACAAGAACGGCGCGAGTCAATTCCCCGTGCAATATGACGATGGGCAGATTGCCTATGATCGAACCCCCGTTCAATACATCCGCCCCGCCATTGAAAAGGCGTTCAGGGCAAAGAAAGCCCTGGAATTTGCACAACGCAATCCCGGATTTAATACCTTTGACCAATCCGAGTCTGACGTGGTTCATGACCTGGAAGCCGCCGGGATGGTGATTGTCTTTGAGGCTGGCAATCAATACATGATCGTGTAATCACCGGATAATTGCAATTCCATTGCAGGCGGGGAGGGCGCAACCCCTCCCCGCCCATCCCAACCACAGAATAAGCAAACGAAAGGACAAAGCCATGAAAACCTACAAACTGAGCGTACCCCCCACGATGGAGCAGGGCGGTTACAACATCGAATTTACCCCCGCCCCGAATGAAACCCCCGCGGCTTGCGCCCTATGGCACTATAACTCGGCGCGCGCCCACGATGGACTTCCCCCGCTGCGCCGAATGCCGAAAGGGACGGTTTATACCGTCAAACGCGAATATATCCTCTTGGCGAATTACGGCCAAGGCTGGGAGGAGGAGACCATCGAGGAAACCCATAAGGACATCGTTACCCGCCTGCGCGAATACCGCGAGAACGCCCCGCAATACTCCTACCGCTGGACATCCCGCCCGGAGAAAGGATAACCCCGTGAACCCGAATACCTACGTGAAAGTCATTTTCAAACGTTTTGCCGGTGAGGTGATCGCCCTCTTTCCCTCACTGCCCGGTGACACGAACCCTTACCAGACCTGTATGAGTTACCAGCACAACGGGCAACACGGCGCCGCAAGCATGGACTTGTTTACCCTCCCCCCGGCGACCGCCCCGGAATGGACTCCCCTCTTGGAAGAACTCGAATCCATGGGGTACACCCTGCGGGTCGCAACCCGCGCCACCAAGAAAGACCGTGCCGCGCGCATCCGTGCCTGCGGATAACCCCCTCCCCATGAATCAACCCCCAGCCCGTCAAGGGCTGGGGGATCCCAAAAAAACGAAAGGACACCCCCATGACTGCATCCCCCTGGTACGACCTGGAGGGAAAACCCCTCAACCAGACCAAAGCCCGTGAAGCCCTGATGAACCTCTCCAACACCGGCGAGTCGATCCCCTTCCGCCATTACCGGAACCTGGACGGAACTTATCAGACCTTGACCGCCTCCCTCCTGGACTTCCTCAAACCCCTTTTCAGACAGGATGACCGCGTTCTGTTCGATGAACTCGAAAAATCCATCCCGGCAAAACCCCTGCGCGACTGGCTGAAAATTTGCCCGGCGGAACTGATTACCTTGCGATTCGTCAAAGGGAATACATTCACCGCCTACCCGTGCGACTCGCACCACTGCTGGAAGGAAGTCACCGCCGACGGGATCATGATCGAGTATTCCGCCGATGGACTGCGAACCCGCGCCTTTTTCACCTGCGCCCCGAAACCCGACCCGGACGCGCTTGTCATGCCCGCCCGCCTTACCCAATAGAAAGGAACCCCGTCATGATTACCGTCTACGAAACCCCCCAGAAACTGCGCCCCATGACCCCGAAATGCGCCCACCCCCGCGCCGACGTGTACATCTGGCTGGCGACACGGGAGACCCGATACCAACCCGCCGAATACGACTCTCGCGCACAGTGCCGCGAATGCGGCAAATGGCTCGACCCCTCCGACCTGCCCGACGATTGCGAAATCTGCGAAATCAGCGGGAGGCCGTCATGAAAGGCTGGCTATACCTTTTCAACGTCTTGGCTGCCCTGCTGGATGCCGTCTCGAAAGGCATGGAAACCCAGCGCAAAGTGGACAACGACCACGCAAAGCGCGCCCTCATGTCTCAGCAGGCACGTATCAACGAAGCCAAGATCGCGCGCGAGAATAACCGAGTCGTCCTGGACGAGATCGACATCGACCTGCGCTTGTTGGAGATCGAGAAGGAAAAACTGGAAATCCTCAAACGCCGCCGCGCCATGTCCCTGGATGTCCCGGAGTTTACCCCGTCAGACTACGACGTTCACGCTTGACCCGTCCCCCATCCGTGCGCACTGCCCGCTCCATTGCCTTGGTAGTGCGCACAGTGGCGAGGATTTCGTCGAAGCGCCGCCGGTCTGCGGGCGATAACCCCCCCACGAATTCCGAGACGTATCGGGCGAGGGCGTCACGGACGGGGCCGGCATACGACGACCCCTCCCCGCGTAGATAGGCGATTGCGATAAGTTTATCCTTCGTCCCGTCATCCCGGATCAGGACGTTGATCGAAACGGAAAATTCGGTAGTAAGTTTTGGCATGGCGCGTCCCTCCTCGGAGACGTATCGGAATTATAAACCGGAATACCTGCCAAAAATTGGCACTTGACAATTAGCCCAAATTGGCTATAATCAAGGTACAAAAGAAAGGACAAAAACCATGGCAAGAACCCGAAATAATAAACTCATAGGCGCCGCAGCCGCCGCCCAAAAGCGGGATGACTTGGAGGCCGTCATGACCGCGGAAGCCCTCCGCCGCGAACGACTGCGCAAGCAGACCCAGCAGACCTGCCAGTCCATCTCGGACCGCATCCCCGCGGACGAATACGCCGCCTGGTGGGAGACCACCCCGGACGACAACGAAGGCTTTTACCGCGCCGCCCAGGATAAACTCTCGGAACTCGAAACCGCCGAGATCATCGCGTGGTTATCCCCCTCCCCCGCGGACGATTACGACCTGCCCGCCCCTGTCATCATTTCAGGCGGTGAAGTCCTGGAACTCTCCCAGGCCAATAACCCCGATGAAAATATCCCATTTTGAAAAAGGAGAATAAAATGAACGACAATCAACTCGTAAAATCAAATGCCCTTGACCCGCAAACCATGGAGATGGTTTTGTTGGGCGGAGACCTCTCGAAACTCTCACCCGCGCAACGCCTGTCCTATTACCGGAACGTATGCGAATCGGTGGGACTCAACCCCCTTACCCGCCCGTTCGACTACATCAGCCTGAACGGGAAATTGACCCTCTACGCCAAAAAGGACGCGACCGACCAATTGCGCCGTATCCATAATGTCAGTGTGGACGATGTAAACATCACAGAGACCGAAGATCAATTTATCGTCAAGGTCAAGGGACACGACTCCAGCGGGCGGAGCGATGTCGAATTGGGCGTGGTCAACAAAAAAGACATGCGCGGTGATACTGCCAACGCCCAGATGAAAGCCGTCACAAAGGCGAAGCGCCGCCTGACCCTCTCCCTGTGCGGATTGGGCTGGCTGGACGAAACCGAAGTGCAGACCATCCCCGACGCCCGACCAGTTGCAGTCAACGACAACACCGGCGAAATCGTTGAACAATCCCCCATGTCTTACGACGACGCCAAACAGATCGTCGTCAAGACCAAAGGTGGCGAGAGGCTTATTGGCGAACTCTCAAAAGAACAATTGGATTACATCATTGAGAACGGGAGGAACACCGAACACATCGAGGCTGCCCGACTGATCCTCAAGCACGATTTCAACATGGAGTAACCGATGGGCTGGGTCTATATCATCCACTTCAACAAGAAACTCTCCCACGCCGGCCACTACTGCGGATACGCGGGACGAAGCCTGCGCCGCCGCCTCACCTCCCACCGCGAAACGACTTGGATCCCCTTTGAAAAACCCGTCCGCCTGGATGACGGACGGGTGATCGCCGGGAAGAAACACGGACCCGGCGCCGTCATCATGGGCGTGGTCAACTCGAAGGGCATCCGCTGGGAAGTGGCGAAGATTTTCCGCAATGTCACGCGCGCCTTCGAGAGACAGATCAAGAACACCAAACATCTCGCCCGTTACTGCCCAATCTGCAACCCGGAAGCAAAGGACTATCACCCGAAAGGAACGATAATAAGCGTATGAAAACCATCACTCCGCAGAGGATATACCTGTTCATCCGGGATTACAACATCGCAACGAACCCCGCGCCGGAGGCAATCTTCGACCCCCTGGTTTCCGGGTTTAATGTCTGGGCGACCCCGAACGACCACCCCGCCGGGAAGGAATGGGAACAGGCCGCCGAGTACATGGACCAAGGCGCGTACACCAAAAAATGCGCCTTCGTCGGAACGGCTTTCTGGAATTCCCATGAAGGCGTCCTGGAGATCGACACCGACGCCTATATCCTGCATGACCGCCTGGGGATGAAGAATATATCCAACCGCCCCGACGACATTGCGTGGCTCCTGACCAAGATCAATTGGGTGTTTCGGGAAATGGGGATCCGCGTGCCGAAAATACGGATCGCGGAGGAACGATGACCCGCTCCACCCGCGCCATCACTTACGTCGTTCCTGGAGAGGAGTACCCCTCCCATCTGGTCGAAATATACGACTACATTTCTCGCTACGTGGAAGAAACCGGCTACCCCCCATCAATACGGGAGTTGACCGGACTCGACCCGAACAATTCCGATACGTATCAACGCGGGTTTGCCTCATCCACGTCCGTCGTGAGATATTACTGTGACCGGATGCAGAGATTCGGAATGATAAAAGTAACCCCCCGCATCTCGCGCGGCATCCGGCTCATCCCGCGCAAGGATTGGAAGAAGTACGCGACCGCCAAGCCAAAGGTTTTGAGGGTAAAATCGGCATGAATAAGTCAATCCTCCCATGCCCGAATTGCGACACACCCCTTGTTTTCCGAAAGTGGTCAAAACGATGGGTGAAACAATCCCTGTGGCGAGAAGCCCTTGCGGATTGTACGACACTCGGTTGTGGCAAATGGGCTGTCAGGTACTTCGCCGGGAGGCAGACCTGCGAACCGTATCAAGTAAAGTCACCCGCCAAGAAAACGAAACGCGGCAGTTGGAAATTGGAGCCGGGGCGGGAAGCGGCGATCATTGCAATATACGGAAGCGTTCAAGAATACCTTGATAAAGGCGTGCTGGTCGGTATGCCTTTGCAGGTAAACTCATAGTTCGGCGGCTTCCTTGCTGTCCGAAGAAAGGTAAAAATTATGTCACTCGAAGAATGGGCTGATCTGCATGGTGAAGATTACTCGAAGCGTAAGTTTTTCAGCGCGTTAGATTTTGGGCGTGGTGATAGAACTTGCATGACAATATATTGCGATTACTGTGAACTGCCTTTTGAAATCAAGGAAGATGAATTAGACGACTGGATGGTTATTGATCCAGTGAGCGGTGATAAGGCTGTGATGTGTGGCGAATGTGAGAGCCGCCGAACACAGCGTGCAGGCGACGGGGCTATATGCCCCCGCTGTCAAGGTATCTTGAATAATGATGGTTATTGCTTGGCATGTGGGTATCCATTCCCGCCCCGCGCCTAACGCAAGCCGTTGGGCGGACATCCCGCCAGACAAAATGAAAGAAGGTAATAATGGATGATGATTTGAAAAAGGACTTGATTGATTTTTTTGATTGGGTCTGTCAGTGGTATTACACGCCCGAATCGCTTGCCCGCATAGAGGCAATGAAATCCAGGGTTGCCGCCCAACAAAGCGTGAACACGGACAAGCCTTTGGTCTATCGCAATTCGGCTGGTGTTGTGTTCTGTAAAGTTTGCGGTACAGGTTTAGATGTTGCGTAATTCGGCTTGCCGGTTACGCAAACCGTTAGATGCCTATGAATGCAAATCGTCTCGGTTCCTATCCCATGAACGAAATTTTGACGGGAGACTCCCGCCAGCTTGCTCGGTCTATTCCAGATCAAAGCGTCGATCTGATCTTCACCGACCCTATTTATCAAAACGAAGATGATTATTTATGGTTGGCTGAAATCTCAAAGCGCATCTTGAAACCGAAAGGATCTTTATTGTGCTGGTCGAATGGCAAATGGCATCGATTGAATGCAAACTGGCTTGAACGTGCAGGCATGATTTACCGCTGGGATTTTGCCTGTGTCCATAATTCAGGCTTGTCACCGATGAATGGAAAAATCATAGCGAAAACTAATCGGCTTATATGGTTGGATGTTTCGGGAAAGTCTAAACTCGTTTCCTATATTGCTGATGGTTTCCTGTCTACACCCTGGTTATCTAATTCTCAAATTGAAAAGAGAAAGGAACACCGCTGGACGAAATCTCCCAAATTTACAAAGATTGCTATTGAAGCGTTTACGCTACCTAATGCAATCGTATATGATCCTTTTGCAGGTGGAGGTACAAATCTGGCAATATGTAAAATGTACGAACGAAATTTTATTGCAAGTGAAATTGATCCTAAAACGGCTACCATTGCCCGCAGTCGTCTTTCGCGAACTAACCCGCCTTTAGGCTTGGCGGCATCTAACACAGCGTCGAGCCGACTGTTTGAAGGCTGGGGCAAATTGCCCGCCGTGTCAAATTCAATCGATAGTGATCTGCCTGAGTAGGGCGGCTCACGCAAACCGTTCGGCGGCATCCTGCAAATAAAAAAGGAGCAAAAATGGAATTGATTTTGTTAGGCGATTTGTTTATCTTTGTCGGTGGCTTTATGTTTGGTTCTTTTTGGCAGAAAAGCCGCCGAACAAAGCGTCCACCCGACGTGACTACGTGCCGCAAGGTGGGACATAATTGGCACAGGGGCGTTTGCTTGCGATGCGAAGAACGTGAATATAACCCGTCACGCGGGTAACGCCAACCGTTAGGCGGTTAGTAGTAAAGTCGTGCAACTCGGCGCACCGTCTCATACCCAAATAATGATTGAGCCGTGAGTAACTGGAAAGGGTTGGTAATCGGTGGTTGATGTGGGTGACACCGATGTTCCATGAGCCAGCATGTAGACCCCAAGCGCCCACACGAGAAAACGGCTCCTGCGAAAGTTGCAGTAAAAAGTTAGGTGTCCCGATCTGGCAGGGACACCGCCTAACAAAGCGTGCAGTGGACTGGCGCATACGATTCACAAATTTTATAAGTTTGCTAACAATGCGTGCTGAAAGGTTGTGTTATGTGGCTGATGCGCCAGCCACTAACGCAGACCGTTGTATTGCTTCGTGAGGTAAAAATGTTCAATCCCAAAATTTACGAACGTGCAAGAGAGATTGTTGCCCAAGCCGATGTAACCGCGTTGGTTGATAGGGTTTACCGTCAAATCACTGCCGAAGCCGAATTGAATCGCTTGCAAAAGCGCAATACAACTACGCTTGCAGTGGACGTGGCTGAATGCGTCTGCGAAAATCGTCACATTGGCGAAGAATATATCTGTGAAAACTGTGGAGGTGTGGCATAACCCGCCACGCCACTAAAGCCAGTCCGTTGGAAGGCTAAAAATATGTCACAGGTTTACGATGTCATCCTTGCCGATCCGCCCTGGTCGTTCAAGGTTTGGAATAAAGATACAGGTAATGGGCGAAGCGCAGAAGCACACTACCCTACAATGTCACTCGAAGATATTTGCGCCTTGCCAATAAAACAACTTGCCGCTAAAAATTGCGTTCTGTTTATGTGGGCTGTTTACCCTTCACTTTTTGACGCTGAAAAAGTTATCAAGGCTTGGGGTTTTGAATATAAAACTCTTGGCTTTGAATGGTGGAAGTTGAACAAGAAATGGAACAATGTCAAAACAGATTTTAGCGAATACAAAATGCTTGAAAAACTTTTCTTTTTTGGCATGGGCTATTACACAAGAACAAACCCTGAACCCTGTTTATTATCAACTCGCGGAAGTATGCCTGTTGCAGTACACAATGAAAGGAATTTTATTATTGCCCCAATTCGAGAACATAGCCAAAAGCCAGATGAGCAATATGAAAAGATAGAGAGTCTTTATCCTAACGCAAAGAAGTTAGAGTTGTTTGCTCGGCGCAGGCGAGAGGGTTGGGATGTGTTCGGCAATCAGGTCGAAGGTTCTATACGCCTTCCAACAAAGCGTGAACCCGACTCTTTGAAGGCTGGCGATTCTTGCCTGCCTGATGTCGTGAAATCCGAAAGTAACTTGCCTGCATAGGGCGGGTTACGCAAACCGTTGGGCGGACTGCTCAACAAGAAAGGCAATATGAAGCAAACATTTGTAATTATAATAAACTCGGATGATGAAATTGAAATCGGGCAAATTGGCGTGCCGATTATGAAGGCTCTTGGTCTTGAAACCATCGAGGTCGAGAAAGCCGCCCAACAAAGCGTCCGCCATGGGTTCTTGACCGCTAATTCCTTCCTGTGGCGATATAGACGCACCGGCGCCCTGTACCATGTCGAGGACGTAAAGGCTTGACTCTGGCGGGAAAATCCGTATAATTGACTGTGACGGTTGGCTTCCGTCAGAAAGACAAACAGAGAAGTGGCGAGTGAATCCCTTTGTGGATTTAGTGTAGTGGCTGAGGTTCTACCGCCAGCCAGCGGTGCAATCAAAGCCCACTTCTCGCCTCCGCCATTACACTAAGTTCAGAAAGGGATTTTTGTTATGACAAGCAAAATTAAAGACCTGCGAGCAAAGTACAATGCAAATGGGAATGCCGTAATCCCAAACACTTTTCAACACCCAAATATTTTTATTGACAAACTCATGTTCTATTTGACCGCAGAGGAAAATGTTATCCTTACTTTTGCGGTTCGGCGGATATTGGGTTTTCAAGAAAATATTATGAGCCGAAAAGATAACATCAGCCTGTCTCAATTCACTGATGGGATTGTAGCAAAAGATGGATCAGTATTGTCTCTTGGATGTGGCTTGGGGGTTCAATCAGTCCGGGCTTGCCTGGACAGCCTCGAAGCATATAAAATCCTCATCCCCACCACAGAAAAGCCAAGTCCGACAAAGGGGCAGGAATACTGGTTGCAGGATAACGAAAACATGATAGATTGGGACGGGCTAGAGAAACGAAAAATGGATAGGGCTGAGAAATACAGAATCCAGACCCGGAAAGCAACAAAAATAAGCCTAAAATCAAGGTGTTACGTTCAACGTAAGGGTGACGTTGAACGTAAGGACACCCTTACGTTGAACGTAACAGATGGGGTAACGTTGAACGTAAACACAAAACCCACAGAAACCCACGAAACCCAATATGGCGCTGACGCGCCGAATGAAAAGGTCTGGAAGATCGGCAACGAAGAATTACCCGTGGATTGGCAGGTGGGTCTCGGAACGGAAATCACCACCACCTCAGAAGAAGAATTTTTCAAGAAACAAGCCCGTGATGCGGCTAACTTGATCGAACAGGGATGCGCTGGAGGCGGGGAACTGGCTTACGCTTTCATGGTGACTCGCCGGATCGTCCTTCTTCCATTCGACGCCAAGGGGCAACGCAAAGCCGCCCGCGAGATGTTGGAGGCGAAGGTCAAGGCGAACCATGTTGTTGAGGCGACAAAACAACTCATGGAATCCAGGGACAAGCGTGGAAAACCACTGACAGTTGTAAATCTTTTCTCTGTGCGTGACACCGCTATTGGGATTGCCAACCAACCGCCCGCAGTCACCTCCGACCGCCCCGAACGCCAGATTCACCGCGCCACGCCACAGGAAGGCGTCATCGACTTCGCTGAGGCGAAACGGCGGGGACTTATTCCGGGATGACCTATCAACTGCCGTTGTTTCCCGAACCGGACGCGATAAACGAGATGTACGAAAAAGAAAGGACGTATCTAAATGGGTGAAACCACGATCAACTGGACGCACGAATCCTCGAACCCGATCCGTTTCCGCAGGAAAGACGACGGGCGCGAAGGTTGGCAGTGTATCAAGGTGAGTCCGGGCTGTAAACATTGTTACGCAGAAGCAATGAACTTATCCACGCGGATTTCTTACGGGACGTTCCTGCCCTACGATGTCAGGTCGATGGACATGGTGGAACCGTTCGTCCACGAAAAGGAGTTGCGCCGCCTGGCGACCTCGAAGGCATTGACCGGCAAGAAGGTTTTCATTGAGGATATGTCAGACCTGTTCGGGGATTTCATCCCGGACCAAATGCGCGAAGAAGTATTGGGAACGCTTTTCAGGCGTAGTGATGTTACATTCCAGGTGCTGACCAAGAGACCGCAAAACGCACTCAAGTACGTATTTCCAGATCACGTCTGGTTCGGAACGTCCATCGAGACCCAGGAGCAGTTCAAAAAACGCGCCGCCTCGTTCATGTCTGTCAGTGCCAGAATATCGTTCCTGAGCGTGGAACCGATGCTTGAACCGATTGACCTTTGTCTGAGCGGTATTGACACCAAGCGCGAATTGCAGGTTATCTGCGGAGGGGAAAGCGGTCCGAAACACCGACCGTTCGAGTTGGATTGGGCGCGCGACCTTCTGGCGCAATGCCGACGCGGAAACGCCGCGTTCTGGATGAAACAGATCGGCGGGTACCCAAGCAAGCGCGATAACCTTAAGGACTTGCCGGAAGATTTGAGGATAAGGGAGTTTCCGCAATGAGTATCAGAAAAGTTTTGGATAGTTACGATTTGAAACTGGACGGCGTAGACTTGCCTGACGGAGCGGGTGTCCAGGGTGTCGTTGTTGCTGTGTGGGTTCGGAATGCCAGGGCGGAACTTGAGGCAAAGGACAGCGCCATCAGAAAAGCGCTCGATTGGCTCGACAAATTCGGCGAACATGCCCCCATCGTTTTCGGCGGCGAACAGGAATTGCATGACATTCTTCATACCGCACTAGGAGGGGAGGTTCCAGCATGAGCGTCACCTACGCGCCACCTGAACCGGAAACCTTCGGAGACGTATCGGAATTCGCCGAAGCGCCGGTCTCGCCCTCCATCCCGCACAGCCGGGAATCGGAGGAGGCCGTCATCGGTTCGGTCTTGATCGACCCGGATTGTTACTTCACAGTGTCCGCCTTCCTGCGGGGCGAGGATTTCTACATCCACCGCAACCGCTTTATCTGGCAAGCATTCTCGCGCCTCCATGCCAAACGCGCGCCCATCGACCTCCTGACCGTCTGTGAGGAACTGGAGCAGGACGGTAAACTCAGTGAGATCGGCGGCAGCGCCTATTTGACCTCCCTGATTGGCGTCGTCCCGTCATCGCTCAATGCGGAGGCGTATGCCCGTGTCGTCTCCGACCATGCCGTCCGGCGCAAGATGATCTCCGCCGCGAACGAGATCGCGTCCCTGGCGTACAAGGGCGGGGACGTGTTGACGAATTTCGCACAGGGCCGGAATCTACTGGACGCCTCCATGCCGGCCATGGGCGGTTTTACCTCCGCCAAAGAACTGGCGTCGGCGCATTACGACCTAATGGATCGGCGTGCCCGCGGCGAGAAACCAAATGTCATTTCGACCGGGTTTGTAGACCTGGACGATATGTTGGATGGCGGGATGCGCCCGACGAACTTGATCTACGTCGGCGGGCGCCCCGGCATGGGAAAGACAGCGTTCCTTTTGGACATTGCCAAATACGTGGCGGAGAAACAGGGGAAACGGGTCGCAATCTTTTCGCTGGAGATGTCGAACGAGGAAGTCATCGAACGACTGGTCGTAAAATACGGAATTCCGATGAGCAGTATCCGGCGTGGGGAGATGAAGGACGGAGATTGGCCTGTCTACACGGACGCCATCGAAAGAATTTCCTCCTACAACTTGCAGTTATGCGACATGCCCGCCCTGCGCCCGGCGCAGTTGCGCGCCCAAGCGCACACGCTCTACAATACCATCGGTTTAGACCTCCTAATCGTGGATTACGTACAACTGATGGGGTCGGACGATGACGGTGGCAGGAACTCCAACCGCAACAACGAAGTATCCGCCATTTCCCGCAACCTCAAGATCATCGCCCGCGAGTTGAACATCCCCGTCCTTGCCGCCGCGCAACTCAATCGCACCCTGGAGGCGCGCGCGGATAAACGCCCGATCCTCTCAGACCTGCGAGACTCAGGCGGGCTCGAGCAGGATGCCGACGTGGTGATCTTCACTTACCGGGACGATATGTACAACCCGAAAAGCGAAAAGGCGGGCATTGCCGAGTGCATCGTCGCCAAACAGCGCAACGGACACACCGGAACGGTGGAACTGATCTTCCGCGGGGCGTTGATGAAGTTCGAGAACGCGGCGACGAGGCGTTTCGCGCCAAACGAATCCCCGGCATGGCAGGAACGCGCCGACTTGGGAGACGACTGATGGTCGATATATTTACTCTGCGCACCGGGAACGTCCTGACGGAGATCAGGAAGGTTGCTGATAAGTCTGTGCGCTGTGTCGTCACCAGCCCGCCTTATTTTTCGCTTCGAGATTATCAAACCGCGAAGTGGGTTGGTGGGGGCGTGAATTGTGACCACAAAGCCACGAAGCCGGACGGTGGCGAACGAAAGAACCGTTCCGTGCCGGAAGGCAGGGGAGGGGTGTATAAAGACGTGTGCGGCAAGTGCGGCGCGAAACGGATCGACGAACAGATCGGGCTGGAGGAAACGCCAGAACTTTACGTCGAAAAATTGGTCGCCGTATTCCGGGAATGCCGCCGGGTGTTGACGGATGATGGGACACTCTGGCTCAATCTAGGAGACTCTTATTGGGGTGGTAAAGGTCAATCGTCCCAAGCGTGGTCAACGGAAAATCAAGACCGGGACACCTTGCAAAAGGCGCAGCACCAGATCACAGGAAAAGGACAGACCCGCCCGACTGATGGAAAACACCCAGTTATCAAGCCTAAAGACCTTATCGGCATCCCCTGGATGGTCGCCTTTGCCCTGCGGGCTGATGGCTGGTATCTCAGGGCGGAGATAATCTGGGAAAAGCCGAATCCGATGCCAGAGAGCGTAACCGACCGCCCAACCCGCGCGCATGAGCAGATATTCCTGCTGTCGAAGTCGAAGAATTATTATTACGACTATCAGGCGATCTTGGAACCGGCGAATTACGACGGGCGCAAAGACCTGGTGATGAAAGGCAGCGCCAAGTACGCCAACGGCTTCGCGCCGGAAGGAACGAACCCGCAGACCGTCGCCGTCAAAGGTCATGTCCGCTGGAAAAATAAAATGCAAACCGGACGGACAGAACGCAAACTGGAAGGCACCGGCACAGCCGGGGACGGCACAGGGCTGAAAGGTCACAGCGGGTACTTCGACACGGACGGCAACCCGCGTGTTCACCAGATGGAGGATGGGGTGTTTGCCCGGAATAAACGCACGGTCTGGAATGTGGCCACGAAACCTTACGCCGAAGCGCACTTCGCCACTTATCCCCCGGAACTGATCGAACCGTGCATCCTTGCCGGGAGCGAAAAGGGCGACATCGTTCTCGACCCGTTCTCCGGTTCCGGCACGACCGGGTACGTCGCCGTCATGCACAACCGCCGTTACATCGGGTTCGACCTCAACCCGGAATACAACAAGTTGGCCAGAAAACGGATCTTGTCGGCGAAACCGGTTTTGTTCGGCTTGGAAAGGATCAACGCATGACCACTGTATACGTCGAGGCAGGATCGAATTTATCCGCAGGCGCGGAGTTCCTGGTGTATTCCACGAAAATCCGCGTTGGAGATAGAGTCAAGATTGGGAAGGCGCTCGGACCCTACCGAGGCGCACCGGTCGCGGACGGCGTTTGCACCGGCACGGGCGACCAAGATCCAAAATCGCCCGTCACGCCCACCACCGGCGGCAGGAAGGCGAACGCCTGGAGAAACTATCGGAAAATCAGAGTAGAAAGGATGCTGAAATGACCCTTACATACGAAACCATCGCGGAAACGTTTCACCACCACGTAGATAAATTCGTCGGTGGGGAAGCGTTCCACAAGGGAACCATCGTCGGCATCCTCAAGAAAGCCTGCGGATCGGACGGCCGATACCGGCAGGTATTGAAGGGCTTGACCGGGCGAACTTCATCAAAGGAACTCAACGACGCGCAATGGTACGCACTATGGACCTTCGTCAAACCAGTCAAACCGGAAGGCGGCAAGTGGCAATCCGAACACGGCGACGATAAACTCCAGTCATGGTGCGACGCGGTTGTGCGGCACATGGACGCCCAAGCGGGGCAGACGGATTTTCTGACCGACTCGGCGGTCGAATTGGGCGGCGTGGAGAGAAAAGAGGAATGAAAACTTTTGCCACGCTTTTCTCCGGCGGCGAGTTATTCGGTGCCGGCGCGCGGCAGGCGGGATACCGTCATTTGTGGGGCATGGAATACGACGACAAGATCGCCTCAGTCGCCAGGCTGAACGGGTTCGATGTCCGAACCGCAGATGTGCGGGAGGTGGAATTCTCCCTGTTGGAACGACCTGACCACCTCCATGTTTCGCCGCCGTGTCCGAATTTCTCGATTGCAAAGACAGGCGGCGTCGAAACGCCGGAGGACGTGGATATGGCAGAAGCGGTTTGTAAGGCTATCCAAGCCATAAAACCGGAAACGTTCACGCTTGAGAATGTCATCGCCTACCGTAAATCTCAATCCCTTGCCCGGATCATTACGACCCTGCAAAACCTCGGATATATGATTGACATCCAGAACCTCAATGCCGCAGACTTCGGCGTGCCGCAGACTCGCAGGCGCATGATCCTCCGCGCGTCGAGGCTTGGATTGCTGAGACCGTATCCTCAGCCTGTCAGGTGGGTCGGGTGGTATGATGCAATCGAGGATATTTTGGATACGTTGCCGGACAGCCAGTTCGCCCCCTGGCAGATCGCAAGACTGCCGAAGGAATACAAGGATTACCTGGTCAGACAGGGAACATACTCCAATCCGCGAGACAAAAACGACCCGGCGGACACCATCACGGCAAATTCCAATCAAAGCGGCGTGAAGGCATTCTTGATGGAGTCGAAATTCAAAGACAGGAACGGAAAGAAGTTTCACAAAGAACCCACTCCCACCGTTACGGCACTTGACCCGAATCTGAAAGCCTTCTTGATGTCCTCCGGCAATAATTCCTTTGCGGACGCAAAAGAGGGGAAGGGCGTCCGTTATGCCGAAGACCCGGCACATACGATGATGGTCGGAAAGACGGAGGGCAAGATCAAGGCATTTATCGTGGATGGTCAGTCCACCAGCCTCGTCACCGTCCCGGACGGTGACGAACCCGCATTTACCATGACTTCATCGGCGGATAAATTTCTTCCCCGCGCGCAAATCGGGCGGGTGGTCAAGATGACCACACAGGCATTGGGGCGTTTCCAGAGTGTCCCGGATGATTACAAAGGGTTGACCGTGAGAATCAACGGAAACGGCGTTCCTTGCCTAATGGCAAGGAAAATCATGGAAACCTTGCTGTAAATCGAAATTTGACCAAGAAAAATGGCAAATTCAAGGTCAAAAATCCGATTTCCGAGACGCCTCGGAGGGTCGAAAACCTTGACATCCGTTCCGCCGGGGTGTAATATCACCCACACACACGAAAGGAGTGTCCATGTCACCCAGTAGAGTAAAGAATAAAGACGAAGAAATTTCCAGGGACGAGGCCAAAATCCTGTTGGATTTCATCACCACGACTCTAAAAAAACCACAGCCGAAAGGCGGTTTGTATTACTATCTCCATCGTACGCCGCTAGACGTGGCGAAGGAATACAAGATGTCGGTCGAGGCGGTCTGTCGCGCCATGCGCCGCAGATTGCCGGAGGACGTATGATGTCCCCGAACCGCTGGGCGCGCGGCAACCGCGACAAGAACGAACCGCTTATCACTGAGATCCTGCGCAAGATGAACGTGGATTACTGCCTCCTGCCGGAAGGCGCAGGCGCCGACATCCTGGTCTATCTCGGACCCCTGATGCTGATCGAGGTCAAGAACCCGGATGTCCCGAAGTACGACCGCCGCCTGACGGAACGCGAACTGGAAGTGCAGGATATATGCGGCCAATTCGGCAATCCCTACCATGTCGTCGAAACGCCGGAGGAAATGGCGAAAATCGTCGGCGACTGGATCGCGCAAGTCGACCGGCTTGCCGCCGAATAAGGAGAAAAATCATGACAAATATATTGGAAATTCCGAAACATCCTATCGTTGGAACGTGTATGTCGAGGGCGCATTCGTCGGCACTGTAATGACGGACAGGAAATCGGAAGGCGCGGCAAAACAGGCTGCCCGTCAAGCATTTGGCACGAACGTCTATACGGTCAGATTGGCCGGATAAGAAACGAAAGGAGAAACTCATGAATAAGGGTCTGTTTGAAAAAGGAAGTCTCGCCGTCAGGGAATTTTTCCAGAAAATCCGCTCCGTCATGGATGACTACGATGTCGCGTCCCTGCCCGCGTTCCTGATCTTCATGGTCGTTGTGACGGCCGGCATGACGGTGAATTACTTCTCCCTCATCGCCAAAGGCGTTCCGCCCCTGGAGGCGTTCGCGGTCTCGATGTTGTTTGAGGCCGGCATTGCGGCATGGAAGTTCCAGGGTCATCGTATCAAGAACTCGAAGGCTCAGATGGATGCGGTCAACGTCGCTCTGTGGGTCAGTGTGACACTGGCTGGGCTTATGCTGGTAGCCAGTCTGACCAACGCCTTCGATTGGGGCTGGATTGTCGCCTTCGCCGCTGTTGCACACGTTGTTTTCTACCTGATCTTCGATGCCAACGATGACATCCGAAAGAACCGCCGCGACAATAAATCGGCGGAAAACCGCATTGAGCAGAAGAATATCACCACTGACAACGCCATCCGGGAAGCCGCGGCAGATCTAAAAATCATCGAGAAGATTACCTCCGAGATCAACCGTCTACGAAACGACTTTGGGCATTTGCCTGTCAGGGAATTGGAATTCATTCTCAACGCCACCCGCGACAGACTGTTGGCAGAGTACAACGCCTCGGTCAACGTGCAGAATGCCACGAAGAGCCTCGCGGACATGAATGGGGACGGCAAAGTCGTTGACGAACCCATCCAGGTCGATTTTCCCGCCAACAGTCGCTCGACTTTTTAGTCGCGGGATCGGAGGACGGCCTGACCGTTCCCGCCAAACAAGGCATTCAGCCGCCAGCCTCGAAAATCGGGGCTGGCGATGCCGTTTCACCGTTGGCAGGGCTTTTGCCAACCGTCGAGGAATGGCAGGAGCAGGTTCCCGGCGGAAATCAGGTCGAGACCGGTCTGCGCCGGGAATGGCGCATTATCAACGCCGGTCCCAATGTTGGCAATCTGCGCGGGGTCTGCTGGCGGCAACGCGGCAAAGATAGAAAGGCAGTCAAATATGTCGGTAAGCGATTCAATAAATCCGAGTTCGCCAAGTACGATAGCGAGTATGAAAAGTGGCGAAGAACCCACCGAACTCTTGCTTCTGTTGGCTTGGTCGCCGATAGAAACCCTGTGGAAGCGCGGTAACGTCCGTATCTTTACAGCCAACGGTCGGGTCGCTGTAATTTTCCAAAATACCGACCTTTCCCCGGAAAAAGGGCTGATTCCGACCGTTGGCAAGCCTGAAAACGGGGTTCCCGCCGTCCCTGCGGAGGAAAAATGAGATCCCTAGCCGCCCTTTTCGTCATAACCCTTCTGTCTATCGCCTGTTCCGCGACCGTTGGCGGTTCGTCTAAAGGTAGCGAACTCCGTCCGAACGAGGCGATCACGGTCGAATACGTCGTCGTTGGCACGGTCAACATCCGTTCCTGCCCATCCAGGTCGTGCCGCGTGCTTGGGTATTACTATGCCGGAGATCCCGTCCAAGCGGAGTGTGCGGTTGCCAACAGTGGCGAAAACTGGTGTTCCGTGCCGGGCGGGTACGTGTACGCGCCCTGCCTCGGAATGGAAGGAGTTTGCAGATGAAACCAGAAGAAGTTCAAAAAATCATAGATGAGGGGGGAGAGATATTCGAGGACATTTACAGAGAATTCGCGTCGTTACGCTTGAAGATGTTATTGTTGCGTTTATATAGCTTAATTGTCACTGTTCTTTTGATATGGCGTTTGATATGGTGTTGACCGACTCTCCTGGAATACTACGGTGACTCTTCGCCAGTTCGTTTACCGATACGTCTACATGCTGTCGCCGGGCTGGTCTTTGACCAAAGCCCTGCGCAAAGGGTCGTCCTGCCAACAGTGCGGGCAGACCGAAGGCGTCCTGCATCTCCACCACGAGGAATACCGCTGGCACGGTCAACATCCGTTTCTGACCATGTTCGTCCCAAACCTGTGGGATCCGATGAAAACCCTCTGCCAACGATGTCACAGGCTTGCCCATTCAAATGAAAAAAGGAGAACAAAATGAGTACTCGCCCCAAAACATGCCGAAAGGCGTCATCTATCACATTCATTCGGATACGAAACCCGCCGACGACGACCGCCGGTGGAACCGTGTTTCCCCGGAACAGGCACTTTCACTCCTGAGCGGTTACGGGAAATCGAATTACGGTTCCGGTCGTGCATTGGTGCATTTTGACTCCATGATAAAGGACGGATTGAATCGCGGGTGGGTCTGGCACATTGGACATACCCGTACGTATCGTGTAGAATAGAGATAACAGTCCCGTTCGTTCTTTTCCTGTGCGCGATTGGGTGAGGGCATGTCCTTGTCCGAGACCCCGTGCCGAAAGGCAGGTCGCCTCGTTGCGGCAAACGGCAGGGCGAAGCGGACGGGACGTGTTCCCCCCCCCCAAAAAAAAATAAAGGATACCCATGAAACCGTTCTCCATATCCCATCTTGTCAAATTCACCTGCTGGGTCTCGATCACCCTGATCCTGTGGGGTGTCATCGCCGGGATCATTCAACCACGACCCGTGACATGGTTTGCTTTCGCCTTTTTCTGCGTGGTCGGTGTTTTCACAGCCTTTGCAACACTGGAGCGGTCGAAATGACCGATCTCAGGCGGGTGCGCTTTGCGCAGGCGATCAAAGCCGAACGCGGTGCGAACAAGGAAACGTGGAAGTCCTGCCTGTGGTGCTGGCAGGTCGCCGGTAATTACGACGAAGGCGCGGTCAAGGGGCTGGCAAGTGACATGGGGAAATCGGACGATACTGTCTACGCCCGCGCTCACGCCTATCAGGTATTCGTGGAACTGTGCAATTTCGATGGCGGCCGCCATCGTTTTTTTGTCCATTCTGTCCGCCGCCTGCCGTGGGTCTACTGGTCGCATTTCCGCGAACTTTGGGATCTCAAGCGGGATTTCGGATTGACGACCGAGAACCTGTTCGACATCCTCATGGAATTGTACCAATCGGAGGGCCTGTCGGTCCGCAACATGGAGGGGGTCGTGCGCGGGAAACTCGGAAAAGAACGCCCCTGGACCTACTACGCCGAAAAAGCCAAACGGGAAATGGAACACACTATTGGACAGCCGCATACTCCGCGAAAAATAAAAGCGAGGATGAAAAAGATTATCCACATCCTGAACGGGAAAATCGGGAAGGTCGGCAAAACAGATAGCGGATGATTGCCGTTTGTACACTTGGGTTTTATCTTACGCCTCGGTGTATATTTCTACAATACAGATACCCGGTCCTCCATCGCCCCCGGCTCTATTGGACGCATTTGATGACGACCTTCCGCCACCCCCACCCCCGCCATAATTATTGCCAGTTGATCCGTCTGTGTCGGTTGTTCCGGCGTTGCCGGAATAAATCGGACTGCCCAAGAATGACGTACCACCGAAACTTGGCATCGTCTGGGTTGCAGACAGCACCAACCCCCACCCACCGCTTCCCCCAGTGATTGTCAGATCGGCGGTTCCGGCGCCCGCACCGTGAGTTAGACCGCCACGCCCCCCGACTGTCGGAAACGAAGTTTGATTCGCCTGTCCAATCCCGCCCAGCCCACCGCTTGCCGTGAAATGGCTGCCGAATGATGTGCCACCCCCGCTACTTCCATTATTGTTTCCTGCTGCGCCTCCAGTTCCCCCGGCACCGATGGTTACAGTCTCGCTGGCTGCCAATGCGCTTTCCAATATTAGTTTTTCCCTATATTCCGATCCACCCCCGGCCCCAGCAGAAGCCGCGCCGGTGGCGTTTCCTTCCACGCCACCACCGCCACCACCGCCGCCGCAAAGTCTAACCCGGATTGCGTACAACCCCGGATAACTTGCCTTTACAAAACTCGTACTGGCTGTGATGACCAGCACTTGCGACAGCACCACACCCGCCCCAAGTTCGCTTCCTAAAATGGAGTAATTCAACCCGCCGCGTGCGATAAGGAATTTGTCAGCATCCTGTACCGCTCCGCCGTCTGGATATGCGGAAATCTTTGACATAGTTACCTCGTATATTTTTTCATCAGTTCCGCCGCGCGTTCCCAATCGTAGAAACCGCTGAAACGTTCCGGTAATCGGTTTCTTTCACCGCGACCGTACTCGAAAATCCTCGCGTATAGTTCCGCGTGATGATTTGTGAAAATACCGTCGTACTCAAACAATCCCGGAGATACGAGAATCACATAAACCAATGGATCGGGATGTTCTTTTTTCAATTCGATTATCAAATACGCCTGCACCGCGACGGCAAAATCGTGTGTTCGGCTGATCCAGCCGCCTTCTTGGTCGAGTTTGTGCCCAATCTCGTGATAACATCCGAAATCCGTCTCGCACCAGATCAGGCGTGAAAAGGTATTGTACGAACCGCTCCAGCCTGGAATCGGGATTGGAAGGAATAACAACAGGACCATCGGAAGTACAACCAGAAAAACGACCGCTTTTTTCATAGAACCCTCATAACCGCCATTCCGATCCTGTTCAACACAAGCGCGCCGCCTGAATTTTGCGTGGCGTAAAATGTAATATCCTGTCCCTGTGAAAAAGTCCAGAAAAACGGCACCGATATTTCTGATCCAACGCCTCCGGTCGTCACGGCGTTCATGTTCTGACCGACAAAAAACGCACCCGCAGTTTGCACCCCCAGCCTGCGCCAACCGGTCGCATTGGCGTCGAACCAACCGGATAATACACCCATATATATCCCGGTTTCGGGGACGACGATTTTTGAGTTTGCAACGTCGTACAATCCCCAATCGTCGGTGGTGATGGTGAATCCGGTTATCTTTACGTCTCCAGCCGCGCCCGAATCGGCCACAGAAAAAGACGACAAGAAACCCCTTACAGCCACGCCGTATGTTCCCATCCATGCCGGGCGCTCGGAGACCTGCCATCGTTCCAGGGTGACATCGTAATAAATCCTGATTCTGGCGGTTGGAAACATAATAATATCTTCGCCGCCGACAACGGTAAAACGGTTGACGGCTATGGAAGACGCGCTTTCGTGGGGGAGCGTTATTTTTCCGGTTCCCACATTGATGATCTCAAGGAAGCGTCCCTTCTTCCCATTGGCGATGCCGGTGATGGACACGTCCGCGGTCGCGTTGATGCGCAGGACATCGTAATTTCCAGGCACATAATTATTCTGACTGGTCGAGATCGAGGCGGGCGTATTCTCGTTCGCCACATCGTAAAGAGGCAGGTTTGTGGTCACATGCCGCAGAGCCGCCCTCACCTCCTGCATGTCCTTGATGAGCCTCATCAGGGTTGTATCGAATTTAATTGCTGGCATTGTCTACCTCGTTCCTGCCGGTGATCGTTTCCGCGCCGTTCTCGTTCACGCCCACGTACACGACATCCACTTCCACGTCGAACTGCCGCCCGGCGTAATAGACCGGCAGCAGGTCGCCCAGATCCCATTGTATCCCGTACAGGCTTTCGGGCGTGTCGGGAGAGGCGGGGACATTCAGGAACGTCGCCGTGATCTTTTCCTCCGGTTTGTGTTCTTCCAGTGCCGGGTATCCGAAATCATCCAAGCGGGTCTGGTCCGGTTCGGTGGAGGCGTCTACAAAGACCTCGATTCGATTCCAGCGCGAAGCGTTGACGGCGGGCGTGTTATCCACCACCGCCCACTCACGGCTGTCTCCGCGCCCGAATCCTTTCACCACGGCTGAATTCTTTTCGTCCAAATGGCTGATAGACCACGCAATATCGCGCACGTTATTGTTATCCTTCGAGAACACCAGCCCATCCGTCCTGTCTTGCCCGAACAATCCGGCGTAGGTCTCGAAACGGAAACCGATGTCGGCGTTGGTGTCCGGCGAACTTTCGTCCACCAGGTAGCCGTTGCCTGACTCGTCCTCGATTGGAAGTCCGGTTACTTCGTCGAGGATGTATATGATAAGCGCCTGAATATCCACCGGTACGATGTTGAAGTAGATTTTCAGGTTGGTCAGCGGACTGGTGTAATAGAGTTGTCTGCTGGCGTCGTGTAATTCACGCATGATGTCCATGACGTTGCGTTCCGCGAAGGTCTTGGTATAGGTCGGTCCAAGCGCCTGGTCGGGCTGAACAAAGAACTCGTCCTCCGGGAAGGCGCGCGTATTGTCCACTATCTGATCCGCGTCTGTCGCGGTTCCGTACAGGAATTGTTCCCGCACGATGGCTTTCATCATATCGTCGATCTGGTCGCTCTTGCGCGTGTAGGATGTTCCGGCGGGCTGGATGACGATGCGGCGGTTGAGCAGGTCTTTGAGGTCGCGCCCGTACAGGACGATGATGTCCACCGCGTCCTCCTCGCGGGTATAGACGCGCGACATCCGCAGGAGGTACATGCCTTCCCGCCGCATGGGGATGCCTTCGCGGGGCGAGCGCCATACGTCCACGCGCAGGTCGGGTTGAAAGATGGGCGGGTAGAGGTTCCGATACGCCTCCAAAGGGAACCCAGCCTCGAACGTCCCCAGCCCGTGCGTCGAACGCGAGTAGGCGAAGAATGACATATTTTGCAGGAGGGTAATGCGCCTGCCGGTGTCGTCCAGGAGCCAGAGTTCAAATGTGGACGCCATTACCAATCCTCCAACCGCGCCGTGCTGTCGGCGCTCCAGAAACGCGGCGCAAACCCGATCTGCATCACCGCGCCGATGTCGTCGGAGAGGAACGCCGAGATCACGTTATCGCCCGGCAGTAGAGTCCATGAACGGATGTCAGAACCGGGCTGGATCGCCCAGGATAGATCGCCGCGCACCGTACTTTCGACCAACCCATGCGCGAAGTCGATGAACACTTCCTCGGTGTTCTGGATGGCCAAGTCCGCATACAGCCTCTTTTTGGCGGTCTGGTTCTCCAGCCAGCGCAGTGTGCCTGGACCCTTGATGTATACGAATGGAGGTGTTTCTGCCGTGCCATTGTTCGTGATGGTCGTGCGTTTCGAGAAATCGGCAAGCGTTCCGTTCGGGGAGAGGGTGATGTTCCCGTATTGGTCGCGAATCACCGCCCGTGCCGCGTTCTCCAGATCGATGTCAAGGTTGACCCAATCCGTTCCGTTCCAGAGTGCGGCATAATTGGCGTTCACCCCGCCGATGGTCGTAAAATCGCCGACCGCGATGATGGTCTCGTCCTCTGCGACATGGATATTGCGGATAACGCCATCCGCGCCGATCCCAACCGGGAACCAGGCTGTCCCGTTCCAATAGGCGATATAGAGCGTCGTGTCGGGAGAGACCGCGCCGGTTTCGGTAAAGTCGCCGCAGGCATACACCTTGCCGGACGGCGCGACACGCAGTTTGCGGACGGTCGCGTCGAAACCGGTCGCCAGGTCGTAGAACTGATTGGTGGTCAACTCGAACGCGCCGACATAATTCATGTTCAGGTTTCCCGGCGAAGAATACTCGTCGGTAAAGGCGCCGCCCAGGTAGACCTCCGTGCCGTCTGCGTTGACCGCCAGGGCGTAGACCGTATTGTTCACGCCGCCCTCTGTTCCGCCATAGAACCATCCTGAGCCATTCCAGCGCGCGAAGTAATAGGCGTTGATACCGCCTGCGGTCGTGAACGCCCCGCCGAAGTAGACGTTCCCGTCCGGCGAGACCACGACCGCGTACCCGATACCGTTGAGACCTGTGGACATCGCGTTCCACGTACTGCCATCCCAATACGCGGCGCGGTTTGCCGCCACGCCACCGATGGAAGTGAACTCCCCAGTGACGTAGACGTAGCCGTTCGCCGCGACCGAGATGTCGTGGATCGTACCGTTTGCCCCGCTTCCAAGCCTCTGCCACTGCGTCCCATCCCAATAAGCGATGAAGTTTGAGTATATCTGAGGGTCGATGGCAGTCGCGGCGTTGTTGGAGCGGGTGAAGACGCCGACAGCGTATAGTTCCCCGCGCGGACCGAGCGCGAATTCGTAAATCTGGTTGTTCATGCCGCCGTTCATCGTGCGCCACGCTCCGTCGAACCGCTGGAGGACATAATTGACCGTCGCGCGTTCGCGCACCGACAGGCTTGCCACATCGTAGGAGTCGTTCGTGATGTAGGGCGAGACGATCAGGAAACGGACAGGAAAGGATTGGATCCACTGGTTGCGCACATCCCACTCGCCCTCCAATCCGGTGTCGTACCGCGCTTTGAAGTAGACCGGGTTCTCGCCGTCCTGGTATTCCATCAGGAATTCCTGCCCTCCGGCGGTCTTGTCGGGCTTGATGAGATCGAAAAGCGTCTGCCGCAGGGAATGGAGTTTCTCCAGCGATGTTCTCTCTCCGGCGCGTCTAGGAACCCTGCTATTCTTGGCGTGGAATAGGATGGTCAGCGCGCGGTCGAGGGTTTTCGAGTTCTGGTAGTACGAACCCGGCGCGTCGGCATAGGGCTGGATGTTATTGCGAATGGGCGCCACGCCCAATCCGCCGATGGCTGTAAAGTACAGGTCAGGATCGTTTACCAGCGAAACCCAGCGGCCGCCGTCGCGCGTATCACCGCGCCGGGTCGAAGTGGAGTTGTGGTACACGCCGTTCCACATGCAGCCTGCCTGGTCGCCGTCCGCGTAGGTGGTGGGGTAGGCTTTGCGTTCCATCTGGAAACCGTCCGCGTAGAACGTCACCGCTTGCGCCGCGCTTTTCTGCGTCTCGACATACAGGCGCAGGTCGTTCGATCCGGTGCTAAACCCGCTGACGCTCAAGCGTGTCCAACGGGTGAGGGATAGGACGACCGGTTGGGATGCCCACTGTTTCCCGTTCGGGTTGTCGATCAGACGGATGCGCGCCGAACCCGCCCCGCGCAGGTAGACACTGACCGTGACAGGTTCCGATACGCCCGATAGTTCCGTCACGCGATAATACGCGCCTTCGTTCAAAGCGCTGCCGTTCGTGACGATCTTGAGCGAGGCGATGCCGAAGCGGGCATAGTCCGTCGTGCGGCTGATGGTCGCGCCCGCGGCGGTGTAACCGGTCGTGTCGTAGCGCAGGGCGGGGTTTTTGGCATAGTTAGTCGTTGCGTCGGGGACGAGGATTTTCAATGTGGCCATTACGACACCATGCTTCTCATCATCTCAAAGTCCGCGATGACGTTCTCGGTCGGGGCGGAGGACTGCATATTGAGGGTCAGGTTGTTGGTCGTGTTATTCGAGACTGTTCCCGGCGCCATCGCGCCCGCCAGCCGCGCCGGAGCCATCGCGCCGATGGAGAGGGTTGCCCCTGTCACCTGCGACATGGCTTGTTTCGCCATGCCGATGGCGTTCGTGATGCCTTCAGCAAACCCCTGAACTGTTTTTTCTCCGAAATCCTCGAAGATTTTTGAAGGGGATTGGATTCCGAGGTTTGCCCTAAAATTATTGATGATTTCGCTGGCTATTCCCGTGAATAGAGAATACAGGCGCGATATGTCGTTTGTCACGCCCCGGATCAAACCGTCGATGATCGCCGTGCCGATCCCTGCCCAGTCCTTGTTTTTGAACGCATCCACCACTTCGTTGATGGTGCGCGTCCAGTTATCCTTCCAATCTGTAAAACGCCGTTTTAGGTGTTCGATAAGCAGTTGAATGACGTTGACGACAGTTGTGACGTTATTTTTTAGGATATTGAACGCGGCGACGATAAGGGCGATGATGCCGGTTATCGCCAATGCTGCACCCACCGCAGCCAAGAACGCCAGTATTTTTGTCGTCAGGGAAACAAACCAAGCCGCTACGGTTCCGAGAATACTCAATAGAAAAAGAGCCTTCAAGAGATTCGCCAACCCCTCGCGGTTTTCCTCAACAAATTTCGTCATATCCTGGATTGCCGGGACGAGAGTATTTGTCACGAATTCCGAGAATGTCTGCGGTTCTTCGCCGCCGAAAGCGGCGAGTATCACATCGCCAATCGCACCGAACAGTTCCTTGAGAGGTTCCAGCAGGGGCTTGAGAGACATAATGATATACAGGACATTTTGCAACGGTGTTCCGTTGATCTCGTTGATGGAGGTTGCCAGATCGCTATCTTCTTCCGCTCCGAAGATCAGGTCGGAAATGTCCTGCAAGACCGGTAAGATTTGCTGTTGTAGGAACGGAAAGAGAGTGTTTTGCGCCCAATCGCCGAATTTCTGGATCGCGCCCGGTTCCCCTTCCGAGCCGAAAAGAATACCCCACAGTTGCGCGATCTTTGGAAGCAATTCCTCGCCCACCCATTTGGCGGATTTACGCGCCCATTCTACAATGCCTTCGCGGTTTTCCTCCAGCCAGTCTGCCACCTTATCCAAACCGGTGACGAGCGCGTCGGCAATGCCTTCGGCGGAAGGCGCAATTCCCATCAGGTCGGAGATAATCCCTGCAACCGATTCTCCGATACGGCTCATGGAGGAAGTCAGGCTGTTCCAGCGTTCGTCACTGGACGCGATTGCCTCCGTGATTGCCTGCATTCTCTCGCCAAGGATATTTAGCACCGGCATGACGACGTTCATGCCTACTAGATCGCGGATCAGACCTTCGATATTCTCTTTGGCGACCGAGAAAACGCTTCCCATCTTCTCCGCAGCGCCCTCAAACCGCACGCCGACAAGTTCCTCGAAGGATTCACGAAATACGTTCACTGCGTCTGCGCTCAACGCGCCGCGTGAACGTAGTTTATTGAACTCCTCGGTGGTCATGCCGAGTTTTTCTGCCGTAATTTCCAGCACGCGGTTGACAGGCACGAACGCGCCGCGCGCCATGTCCTTTAAGTCCTGCCCGTTCAACTTCCCCTGCTGGCGCATCTGCCCGAAGTTGACGATGACCCGCTCCATCTCGGTCGCGGAAAGCCCCATACCGGATGTGAAGTTGATGACGGCTTCGGTCAGGCTTTTCGCCTCGTCCGCCGTAAATTCGTACCCGCGCGCCAGGGTGTAGACATTTGTCACGTCCTTCGCATCGAACGGGGTTCGCGCGGCGAGGCGGGTAGACCACGCAATCTGTTCTTTTGTGAGACGCACGGCTTCCGTCATGGCGTCGTTATATTCCAACCCAGATTCGGTCAGGGAATTGAAATTCAGCCGTTCCAGGCGGAGTTGTAATTTTGCAAACTCATCGGCGCTGTCCATTGCCCCCGTTACCAGGTCTCTCAGCCAGCCAACAACACTCTGTATCGCGCTTGCCAGGAGACTCCCCAGCGTATATTCCAAGACGCGAAACACCGATCCGGTCAGCCATTGTACGACACTGCCGACCCCCTCGAAGGCGCGTGAAAGCAGGTTCGACCCAGGGATCAAGTCCTTGATCGAACTGTCCACTTTCTTCATGTCGCCGAGGAAGGAACTCAACCCGGCGACAATCGCTTCAACGCCTACTTTTTGCATTATCGTTTCGAGCCTTTCCGTTTCGCGTCCTTGATCTCAGCCTCGGATTGCAGGGCGTGCATGGCGTTCTCGATGCGCCTGACGGCGATCACCATCGCGCGTTCCAGTGGATCAAGCGCCATCCATTCCGAAAGCGAGTAGTTCGCGGCGATGCGGGCGGCGTGTTCCTCGAACAACGGAACCATGTCGTCCGCTATCGAACCCCATCGAATCCCCGCCGAGACCGCATGATCCGGTTCGATGCGCGTGACCGACTCGTCGGTGTATCCGACCGATTTAGTCACTCTTAGGAAAGTTCTCCGCGTCACGCACGTCCGCCCCCTTTACTCCCGACAGCGCGCCGACCTTGCTTTGGATGAGTTGCGTGTCCTCCGGGGTGGGAGCGGCCAAGAACATGACCCAGGTGACGTACATCCATTTTTCCGACTCCGGGAAGATGGGCATCCCCAGGTTGGCGTAATCCTTCAACCACTGCGGGGTATCGTCCTTCTTTTTTGGTGTCGGACCTTCCATACCCTTCGGGATGGACACAACTTCCGTGCCCAGCCCGATCAGCACGTTCAGCATGACCGCCGAGTATTCCATCTGCCACGCCTGCACGCGCGATATATAGTCCGGGTCGTCGGTGTTCTCCATCTCGCGCCCCATCTCCTTCGAGTAGAAGGTGGGCGGGTTCGGGCGCGCATGTTTGGTCATCGCCCGGATCAGGAGGTTCGGGTTCGCCGGTTTCGCGCGCAGGACGACGCCGCTGGAGAGGCGGATCAGATTATCCTCCCCAACGGCGTCGTCCATTGCTTTCGCCACGTTCACGTCCGCGGCGTGGAGATTGACTTTATCTAGTTCACTCATTGCTTCCTCTACTTCCTCAAAAGGTCGGCTACGCCGACATCTTCACGGCGATGCCCGCCGTTCCATTCGACGCCAGCCCTGCGGCGTAAGCGGTATTGGCATACTTGCTGCAAACCGCGATGTCGTTCAGGTACGAGTTGTTGACGCTCACGCCGGTCTTGCCCTGCGGCAGAACCACCCACTCGCTCCCGCCGGTGATGGTGCGCAGGATGTACGACTTACCGCCGGAACGAGCCGCGATATAACCTTCCGCGTCGCTCACGAACACGATCTTGTCGATGCGGGTATAGGTCGCGGGCAGACCGATCTGGCTCCAACTGACACCGCCATTGACGGTCAGCCACAGTTTGCCGCTGCCGCCCGCGCCTTCGCCGACCAGCCAGGTCTTTGCGTCCCACATCCAGCACGCGCCGAGGTTGATGCCCACAGCGGGTCCGGTCACGCTTTCCCACGTCACGCCACCGTTCGAGGTGAACAGAACGGCATTGCTATTGCCGACTGCCAATACATTCGAGGTGTCGTGCGCATGGACGGCATTGAGGTTCTGCGTGGTGGCGACACCGGCATCTTGAACGGTCACGCCGGTCTTATAGTTCTCGGCGAAATAGATGTATCCGCCATCGCCGACGATCCAGATATGGCGCACGTCCAGCGCAGACATGGCGTTCGGGGCTTTCGCCGCCACGAACCCGCTGACCGTCTCGTTCCAGGTGTTGTTGGCGTTGAAGATGTCATCCACAACCGTCCAGTGGATCGAATTGGACGTGTTCGAGATAATGACGAACGATCCGCCGACCACCGCGCCATCCTTGATGTTCTCGTTCGAGAACAGAGTCGAGATGGTCGAGGAAGCCCACGATTCGCCGCCGTCACTGGAGTAGATGACGGAGGGCTGTGTGCCAGGCGTGGCAGACGCGCCCGCCATGGTCATCAGCACCCGTTCGCACGGGTCGGGGCAGTCGTCACAGTTGTTGCCGGGGTCGGTGTCGATAGTATAGATTTCTCGGGTGGTGACGGACGACCCGATCTGATCCTGCCGCATGTATCGGAACTCCCAATAATCCTCGGAGGTCATGTCCACCATTTCGTTGGTGGGGTTGTTCTCGTCGCGCCCATACGCGCCAAAGTTCTCGTAACTATGGCTGGATATGCGCCCATCGGGGAAGTACACCCACTTTTCGCCGCCTTCGGTAAAGTCCTGCGGGTTGCCGCATTTCCCCGAAAGAGCGAAGATGTCCACGCGGCACTGCCGGTTCGTCCAATCCAAAAGGATGGACGCCAGCGCGGTCGAACGCGCGCCGATACCAAGCGTGGCGCGTTCGGTCTCTCCCGGCACGCTTCCAACCGTGATGTCGCGGTCGAAATTGTTCGGATCCGGCGCCGAGATTTTTGTTTCTTCTCCGACGGTCTTCGATGGATCATCGGAGAATTTGCCCAAAGCGAGGAATTCGGGCGTGCGGGAAGGGTGTACGCCTCCACGCACGTACCAAACTCGCTGTGAGAGAGCGGTTAGAGTCTTTAGATCAGTCATTGTAGCCTCCATTTATTTTAGCCATGACTCGTCCGGGTTCCCGGTTTTCACTTTTTTCCAAAACCGGGTGATGTCGTTTTCCGTCAATGTTATACTGTTCATGTTGAGCCTCCTTCACAGGCTTGGCGAATTTTGGCTGGCTTTCACGAGTCAGCCAATTTATTTTACACGGTTTCCGTTTCAAACATTACAAAAGCCTCCGCCAGTTTTTGAGCGTCCACGCTGAAAGCCTCTTGCACGGCTCCCAACGCCGCACCGGGGCGGCTGATGTCCTTATAGGCGAAAAGTTTCCTGTCATACAGGATGTTGTGCAGGCGCGTGGCGGTTTCGCCGGGCAGTCCCAGCGTGTCCACCAACCCTTCCGGCGGTCCGATGATGACCATCCCGCCGGGCGTGCCTGCCTCCGGTGATATGTACGCCAGGTACTTCCTCATCTCGATCTCGATCTCGCGCTGTTCCATTACGCTCTCTCAATCCAATGCCACGTTCCTGGCTTTGACCCATCCTCGCAAAACTCAAGATGCTGGTTGAAGAACATCCCGGTCGGGTTCAGAACACACACAGAGACAATGCCTTTATCTGCATCTTCAACTCTTCCAACTGTTAAACCTTCCATTTTGCTTCTCCTTTATTTGATAACTCGCACGCCATTATGGTTGATCTTCCGCCAGGCGTACAACGCTCCCATGCTTGTACCGAGGCGGTTGGCGGCGATTTCAGCGGTCACGGTAAACCCGCCTTCCTCCTGTGAGGCGAAGGCGGCGTCACGGCGCCATTTGTCGATGAACTGGTTGACGTTGCTGCATCCGCACACCGGTCTCTCGAACTTCGACGCCGCAAAATAGGCGATGGCGCTTTTCCAGTAGTCCGAGATTTCGGCATACGGACGTTCCAGGTTGCCGTCCAGGTATCCCGATACGTACCAAAACCTGATCTGGTCGGGTTCGCGGCATGGTGTCCATTCCTGCGAGGTAAATTCGCCGGTGGACGAGTCGTAACTGCCGGGCACCGGAACCACGAATCCCAACCTTTGATCGCGGACATGGAAACAGCCAGCCTGCGTTCCGAGTTGGCAGGCGGCACACGTCCCGCAACAATCCGGGTCATCTTCCCACAGAAATTGAACTTGTGTGGAAACATCGTTATAAACGCGATAAACATCCACAGTCGTTTCATAGGACGCGGCAGAGTCGTGGTCGAGAGGGGAGGGGTCGAGCGCATCCTGCTGGTTCGCCGCCGCAATCTGCCAGGATTTGAATGTGATAATGGCGTTCCCGCCGCTGAAACGAACCTTGATCGGGCGTATCTCCCAGCCGTCGTCGCCGTCTTTAGCGGGGTAGTAGACGTGGATTTCGTTCTTGTCCGTCAGGCTGGTGGCGACCGTGACGGTACAGGTTTCCGCATATCCGTCCGTGTCGGTGTCGGTTCTCACGACCGCCGCGCCAGCCTGGATGAGCGTTTTTGTGCGCACGCCTCCGTAATGGACGTACCCTTTATTGAGTTCTACGCTCTTGAGGCGGAACCGGACATTGACACCCACGCCGAACATTTCCGGCACGGAGGGGGACGGGTAGGTCAGGCGTTCCGCGACAGCCCAATCCGGCATGAGGTTGAATCCAGCCTCGCGCGCCATTTCCTGTTCGGCGTCTTGGATTGCCTGTGCAATGGTATCCCTTCCAATACGGTCGGAATGCTGCCAGTCCGACTGGAAGAAGATGTCACCGCATACGTTGTTGTTGGAAAGGGGGGTAAGTTGGTTGAAGGCTAACGGGTTCAGCCCGATGATACGGGCGAACTCATCCAGAGGAAGCCAGGTTTTGACGTTGGAACGTGCCATCGCTTTCCAGTCCGCGTTGCTGGATGTCCTGCGCCCGCTTTACCGTCTTTGCGAAATGGAAGGCAAAAGACGGGTGGGTGGGTCGCATGGATTCCAGTTTCCGCAACGCCTCGTCGAGCAGGCGGTTGGAATAAAAGACGGGCTTCCACTGGTTACACGTCCGGCATGTCCATCCCTCGACCCACAGGACTTTCGAGAGTGGCCTTCTCTCCAAAGCCAGCCAGTCAACCTCGTTGACGGCGCCGCAATGCGGGCAGGTCTCAGGAAACGACATATCACGGATTATAGCATAACAATCGGCATGTATCGCTTTTATGGTAAGATTCGCTCATGACACCCTACATCCCACCCGAACCTGTCTCCCTGCTTGCGTTTCTGGGCGCCGTACTGTGTGTTTTCACGCTCAGGAAACTTCCGGTCATGGTGCGTTCGTCCGCCATTGCCATACTTCGGATCGGGATGGTCATTCTTATGCCTGCCCTCCTGACCTTTTCCGCCCTGTATATGTATATCGCCATGTCCGATGTCGAGATGGCTGTCAGGCAGTTCTTCGTAAGGCTGCTGCTGATCTACCTTTTCGCGGCAATCGACATCTGGCAAGGTGTCCTGCTCAAATGGGGGAAAACCCTATGAGTGATTATCTCATTCCATTCCTGACGATCCTGTTCTCCACCTTTGGAAGTGCGTTCGCCGCATGGCTGGTCTATCGTGGTCAGGCGGAACGCACGCCCAGTCAGAACTTCCGTGACGATATGGACACCGCCCGCATCGCGCTGGAAATCTCCGAGAAGTCCACTGCCAAGCAGTTGGAACTCGAAAAGAAGGTGGACACCCTGGAGGGGATACTAAAAAACAGCCACTACAAAGTGACGGTCATTTTCTCGCTTGGCGAGACGCCTCGGATCGAACAGGCGTCCATTGAGGCACTCCAGAAACACGTCTTGGATTAGAAAAGTTTCACAACCTCAACGGTTGGCGGGAATAGTTCTGGGTTTTCGCCGTCGTAATCCTCCGGCTCAATGCAACGGTCATCTAGCGGGATTTTTGCAAGTTCCTCAAGCGACCAGCGAACAACTTCTAATTCTTCGGGTGAACAATCGCCTTTGTGTTCCTCAAACGTCTCAAGGCAAAGTTCAGCAGAGTCGTCCGTCTCCATCCAGACACCGTAATGCCTCTTTATAAATCTCGGCAACGGGTTGAGCCCAACCCCAATTACAATACCAGCATATCATTTTACACCTCTCATTTCCTTGTTCTCAAAACCTCGATCAGCACCGCTCCCCCGCTGAGAGCGAACGGCACGGAGAATTTGAGAGACCATTCTGGCGAGATCATCCAGAAAATCGTGAGGAAGAACCCGACCCAGATCGAAAAGCACCACACGCACGAAAATAATTGAGCCGAGAAATTATCCGGGATCTCGACCGCCCTTCCCCCATCGTCGTGGCGGATACCCGCCCATCCCCTGAGTCTCATGAAAATGCCGTACGGACCCGCCTCGTTGACGAACAGGGTGGCGATACGCCATACCGCCAGAACATAGACAAGCAGATTTTGTATCGTCATGGCACAATGCGATCAACATCAGCACCACCATTCGCTGTGAGGTTATAGTTATTTGTAACTGGAGTTTCCATTTTTATCCTTCTGCAAATGAGCATAATCACTCACGGCTGTATCTGTGATTTGACCATTTTCAATCCAATTTGACGGATAACTTTCAAGATTTTGATTCCCTGATTTGGCGGCACGTACCACCCTGTCGGGTGCGCGCTGTGTTAGCCCGCACCATCTGGATGCAGACCGAGAGATTGCACAAGTTCAAAGCCTATAATATTCTCTCTCTCAAATTCCGCTACAGTTTCCATCAAACCATCTAGCCAACCTTCCCTAATAATAAATGGTGTGTTCGGTTTGGGGGAAATAAAATAGATTGATTTCTTATCATCGCTTTCCAACATTTTGTAACATTCAATAATAATAGTTTTTTCAGGCGTAATGTGAACAGCATACTTAGCGAAATTTGTTAACTTCCACATTGCTTAGACCTCTTTCAAATGCCCGTAGCGGGCTAACGGCTTGCGTAACCCGCAATGGGGCGGGCTACGATAAACCTTCTAAGTCGGATAAAAGTTCAGGCTGAGAAAATGCCTGAGAGGGCGCAGAATCCCCATTGTCGGGTTCACGCTTTGTTAGGCTTCGCCCTTGCATTAAGACGGGCTGAACTTGGGAAAGCCTGCGGTGCGTGAGTTTGACATACTTCGGATTCAATTCGCAACCTATATAAAACCTATGATGTTTTATTGATACTTCGCCTGTTGTGCCTGAACCATTGAACGGATCAAGCACGGTATCACCTTCCTTACTGCCTGCTAAAATGCAAGGCTCAATCAATTCTGTTGGAAACGTGGCAAAGTGTGCTTCCTTATATGGCTTGGTGGATACATGCCAAACGCTTCTTTTGTTTCTCGCTGGCGTTCCATCTTCAAACGTGTTGAATCTTGGATTGCCGTCTTTATCATAATAACCACTGTGACCGTGCAAGCCTTTACCATCGCCACCGTAATTCGTGCCTTCCATTTTGCGCTCTGTGCGCCCGATTGTTCGTGACCATCGTTCGTGACCTTTGACGTGTAGCGTGTTCGGATTATCGTCAGTCGGCGCAAAACCATTTTGATACTTTTTGCTTCCCTGCATTTTGGTAGCCTTGCGACCATCATAATTTGCAGGTTCTAGTATCGCTTCAAAGTCATAATAATAATCTCTGTTTTTGGTAAGCAGGAAAATATAATCATGGCTTTTTGTGCAACGGTCTGTCACGCTTTCAGGCATAGGATTAGGCTTTGACCAAATAATATCTTGACGTAAATACCAACCTTCCGCCCGCAATGCAAAAGCAACCATCCAGGGGATACCAATTAAATCCTTTGGCTTGATAACGGGATGATGTTTGCCGCCTGCTCTTGTTTTATTTTCGCTTCCCGCAAGAGACGTTTCACCTACTCCGCCCGCTTCGCCATTGGCTGAACGATTAGCCCAATAACTATCACCGAGATTGAGCCAAAGAACACCGTCATTTTTTAGGACCCGCCAAACTTCACGGAACACAGCAACAAGGCTTTCAACGTATGCTTCGGGCGTTTCTTCTAAACCTATTTGACCTTCCATGCCATAATCACGCAAGCCGTAGTAAGGCGGGCTAGTTACCACGCACTGAACCGAGCAGGCGGGCAGGTCTTTCAGGGTTTCAAGGACATTGCCTTCGAGTATTTTTGCTGACATAAGTAAGAAGCCTAACGGCTTGCGTTAGGCGCAAGTGGGAGGGCTTGGATAATGCTTGGGAGCAGATAAAACCCGAAGGCAGAAAAATGCTCGTAAGTCCGAACCGTACCCACTTGTCGCCTGCACGCTGTGTTAGGCGCCTTCACTCTCAACGGATGCGGCGCGGATAAGAAAACCACCATAATAACCATTGTGTTCGTTGTGGCTTTCCATTGTGAAAACGCCCTTACTTGTTTTCACTTTCAAAAACTGTACTTCGTGGTCGCCGTATTCATCGGGTTGATTGGGTGCTTCGGCTACTTCTGCGTCCATCAAAACAGCCCCGACATAATAGGGCAAATCATCATCGGTTGTCATGTAACGATTTTCGCAACACGATTGACCATCATCGAATAATTTTATTTTTGTTCCATCGCTGAAAGTGAAATGCAGTTCGTTATCTTTCAATTCGAGCGCAGAAATTTCTTTGTTGAGTGCGCTTTTGAAAGCGGTGACGCTGCTTTCGTTTCCAGCAAGATAACCAATCATTACGCCGATTCCAGGTTGTGACATTTTGCAAGACTCCTTTGCCCACAAGGGGCGGCTAACTATGATTTATACGGAATGTACATTTCTTAGAACGCGATCTTTTCATACCTTTTCCGTTTCCCGTCCTTGTGCTTGTCGGGAAACAGCGCCAAATACGCCCGGTCAATACACAGCAAAAGAATATCGTGTCCGGTAAATTCCTTCAAGGCATCCTCGTTCATTCTATCCGTAATCTCCCTGATTTTTTGCTGGTACTCAGGTGACAACGGAGGGCGACTTCCGATCAAAACTGACTGTATTCGTCTCATAGTGAAAGTGTACACCCTATGTACATTATTGTCAAGTACCTAAAACCGCATCTTGGGGTTATAATGGGCGAAAAGGAGACTCCCATGAAAACAGATTTCCTGAAAGTGCTTGCTGGTGTCCTTGTGATCGCCCTGGTCGTGTCCGCCTTCGGCGGCGACACCGCCTCCGATAAACTCAGCCCCATTCTTACGCTTGTTCTGATCGTGGTCGCTCTGTCCGTTACGGACGAACGTATCTCTGAACTGGTCAAGATGGTTCTGCGTTTCGCATTTGGAAACGTCGATTTCCTGAAATTCCTCCAGCCCTCCGGCACCGGTTCTGCGGTGTTGGCGGCCGTGGTCGCCTATGCCGGGATCAACCATTTCGACGTGGAGATTTTCAAGGAATTCCCCGCCTTTGCCTCGTTGGACGGCGAACTGGTGTCACTCATGACCATCGCCCTGACATGGATCGGCGCGGGTGTAACCCACAACCTGCTCCCCGCCGGTGTCGGCAAGGCGCAACCCGTCAAGTAAGACAGCACGTGCAACAAAAGACCCGTCACACGACGGGTCTTTTGTTGTTGGAGAGGCGCACTATTCTCTCAGGCTTTCGCAGGCGATCAACCCTGTTACTTACGGCAGGCGGCATGAAGCCGTCTCGCATTATCCAGCACACATCATGTACTGGCATCCCGCCACATGTCTATTGGTAGTCTTCGGTTTCTGCCACAACAATTCGATTTTACGCCGAAATCGGCATTCCTACAAACGCCGACGGGTCGTTGGTTTCGATTCGCACAACGTTGCTGACCACACGGTACTTTGGCTTTCCATCGGCGTCTATCTGAGACGCAAAAAACGGGAGATCGCTGAGAAATATGGTTTTGACCTTGTTCTTTTCCTGGTCAAACCTATACTTCAGGAACTCCCCGCCGGGCGTCCTGACTGTACGCGAACTGATCGTAAACGGATTGGTCAATTCGCCAATGTATTCGATGGCTATGGACAAACTGCCATCATTCGTGTCAACGGCTTCCTGAATGGACTCCATTGTGAAGTTGCCAGATGACGACAGCAGGCTTTGGGGGATTTGAATGGGAGGGGTAAGGGTATTGCATCCGCACATGATCTGTTTTTCTCCTGAGCGATACACCGACCATTTCTGGTCGATATATGCCACAATTTCATCCATTTTAGCATGGTCTTTGACTCTTTTGGTGGTCGAGTATGTCCGGTAGACGAACAGGGGTTCCCGGACATGATGCGCGCAGAAACCAAGATGGTGGACGGCGATTTGGTAATCCCAATCCTCCTTGCCAGCGATCTGCTCATCCCAGCCGCCCTGAAATCTCGCCACCGCCTCCGCAATTTCGCGCGGCACAAGCACGGATGACCCGGAATATTGATAGTCACTGATGACCCGCGTGGAATCGAACTCAGGGCGATACCCATATACCCTGAATTTCCCCTCCTCCTCCACGATCATGTCGGAATAGACGACGCCTTTATTTTTCTCGCCGTAGAGAACCAGTCGCTCAAGGAACCAGGGCAACCAGTAATCGTCGGCGTCCATCCAGACCACAAATTTCCCTTTTGCGTATTGAAATCCCTTATTCCGCGCCGCCGATGCGCCTCGGTTTCCCCCAGTAGACACAACCTCCGCCCATGGCGCGCCCATAATCTCACTTCCCCACTCGTCACCGGTGTCATTGACCACGATGCACTCCCAATCGGGGTAGGTCTGTCCCTGAATGCTGTCCAGGGCATCCAAAAGATACTTGCGGTGTCCCGGTCCACATGTCACGATGATCGAGACGACTGGATAAGCGTAATCATGGACATACCAAAAAACCATCTTCTTGGGCGGTTTACCCTGTGCTCCAAACGGGACGAGATATTCATTACGCTGGCTTTCCCCGCGTGACCGCAAGATGTCGCGCGCCTGATCTAAGTTCGATGCGCCCATTCTCCAAGGAAACCAGGCTGTCCAATCCGGCTCACTCCCCTGTTCCGCCCATTCGACCGCGCCCTTGCTGTCTTGTCGTTCCCGATGGAAATAGGTCACGGCTTCGGTAAATTTCTTCGCCCGAAACCCCAGGCTGGTCACGCGGCACCAGAATTCGGCGTCCTCGTTGCGTTTCATGCGTGTCCGGTACCCACCGCTTCGTTCGTAGACCTCGCGCCGTGCCATCACGCAGGATGGCAGTTGGTTGAGGTGTGCCATCTGATGATACCAGTTGAAATCCTTCGGCGGCCAACCGCCCCTTACCGGTTCCGTCCCAGAGAGAACACGGCTTCCATCCTCGCGGACGACTTCGAGATGACCGTAAACAATATGAGCGCCGGGGTCGGTATCCAATGCGGTCGTTTCCAGTTCAATTGCATTGAGAGCCAGAAAATCGTCAGCATCCACATGGCGGATATACTTCCCGCGCGACACCGATAGACCGTAATTCCTAGCTCCGGGCAGTCCAAGATTTTCCGGGGTTGGATGGTAACTAAAACGCCGATCTTTGCGGGTATAGGTTTCCACGATCTTTGCGGTGGAGGGCAGATTGGCGTCGTCCACCACAATGCACTCGAAGTCTTTGAATGTCTGCTTTTGCACACTGTTGAGACAGTCGGGCAGGAATTGATCGAGTTTATACGCCGTCACGATGACAGACACCTCCGGGACAGGCGCGTTCCAATTCCGATACACGCGCTTGAAGATTTCGGCGTATTGTTCGATGCGCGGTTCCCACATCCAGCGGTTCAATACATCGGCAATCGCGTTTTGAGATAGTCGCTCGCGTTCCGCAAGACAACGTTCAATGCACGCCTCCAATTCGGCGTAATCACCCGGTTTCGCAAGGTATCCCGTAATCCCGTTGACCACGATCTCGCTTTGCCCTCCCCAATCCCAGCCCGCCACAGGCACGCCCGAAGCCAGCGCCTCCAACGTCCCGATCCCGAAGGTCTCACGAGCGGTCGCCAGGTACACGCCCGCGTCCGCCATAATCTGCTTCATGCGCGGGTAGGGTGTCACGCCGACGATCTTGACGTTGCGCGGATTGGCGTACCCCTTATTCTGCGATCCGACGGTCGTCAAAAACTGAAGGTGAGGGAGAAGTTCCGCGGCGCGCAGCATATCGCCGGGGTCAGAGACGTAATCCGCGCGGGCTTTGTTCCACAGAACATATCCCTTATTATCAGCGGAAGGTCTGAATGTTTCTGGGTCTACGCCGTGATACACGATTTCTGGATACCAAAATCCTCCCCGCCGGATCGCTTTCGCCACCCATTTGGACGGCGCGGTGTGGGCGACCGCATGGCACATGGACTCCACCACGTCGCGGTTGACTTCCATGTAGCCGTCGCCCCACGGCTGTCTCGACCACATAAATCCGTGTCCGACATGAACGGACGGGACACCCTTGCGTTCCTCCAGCGCCGTTCCATGATTGCAGATCACATCCGCTTCATTGATGTTTGATGTGACCTCCACGCCAAATTTAGGAAGGTGTTCGATCTGCGCTTCGATTACTCTTTTTATTCCGTCGATTGCTCGTTGATTTATGTATACCTTTATCGCCATGCTTCCTCTTTTGAAGACAGTATCGGCACGTTGCGGCGTGCCGCCTGTACGACTTGCGCAGATCCGCCCGTTTCCGGGCTGTCCTTGCTTCCGCTATCCGTATTATAAAACCTTGCACTCTACCACAGATCATTCCGCCACACACCGGGTTTCTCCACACCTGCGGCACATTACGGTCGCATGGGGGTACCCCTTCGGAAAAACAGGTTCGGGAAAGTCGTGCCTCCCAAAGAGCCACAGGCAGATGTATCTCATTGGACATCTAATGTAACGTCCGCCTTGATGCTGTTATTTGCCTTCTCGGATCGCTGTCTTGTGCAATAAAACCGCAGCCACGCAACACCCTTCGGTTTTGGCGGACCCCAACGCTCAACGTGGAATCCGTCAAAACCATCCTTGTATTCATCCTTATAGGTTGTCAGGCGAATGTGATGTTGAATGTCCTGGTACACAACACCCATGTGGCTGATGCGCTCCCGCGCAATTGGCACATACCATTCATCGTGTGTGTGACCGTTGACAACGATGTTGGCATCCGGCAGATAGACCGCCTGCCGGTTGGTCTGGATCACGCCGCGTGTCACCGGTCCGCCACCGCCCGAACCGTGATAATATTTCATGTTTTGGGTCACGGACTGTGTTCCGCTAATCTTGAACATAAACTTTATCCAGCCACCGTAACCACCCGGTTGTATTTTCCCGCCGTGATCGGAATTGAGTCTGTGAACCAAATTGTTGATTAGGTCAACATTCGCATTCTTGAGGACTGACGACTCGTGGTTTCCGCGCCCAAAAACAAGAAAGTATTTCGCGTATGGTCCAAGAAAATTTGCGGCGTCCTTGACGATAGCGTCCAGATAATCCTTTGATTTATATTCGGGGCGCAAACTGTCGTAGTCGCGCCTGGGGTCGAATTTTCCCTGCATGGCGTCAAAAGTATCTCCGACCTCCACGATGAGGGCGTTGCGTTCGCGCGCCAACTCCAAATGTTCAAGTTGCAACTTCCGGTCTGTGTCCACGCTGTCGAAATGCCGGTCTCCAACAAGTAAAACCCATTTTTCCCAATCCGCATGTACATACGGAAACAGCACTTTGACCACATTGCGGGATGGAAACTCGATTTGCGCGTCTGCGTTCCGGGTTTCTTGAGAAGGACGCGCTGGTTTTTTTTTCATCTTATCCCTTATTCCACCATTCCGCTGTCTTTTCGAGACCGGTGCGGAACGGCGTGAACGAAAAACCAAATTCCTTCCTGATTGCGCCGTTGTTGATGTACACGTCGGCGCGGGGGTCGGGTTGTTTTGAGTGCAGCCAATTGTACCCTCTCACCTGATAAATATCCTCGATGATCGAGAGCGCCTCGTTGACAGAATGACTCCTGCCGGTTGCCAGATTAAACGTTCCGGTCATGGATCCGATGGCCGCCTCGGTATTGATGTGTGCCACATCCCCGACAAATACAAAATCGCGTTTCTGATTGCCGTGTCCGAAAACATGGAAGTCGTCGCCGTAGGTGAAGTGTTTCAAGGCGCGTGCAATGACTTGATTCTCGCCGATGGGAACCTGCCTCGGACCGTACACGTTCCCATACCGCAGGATAACATGATTGGAAAACAGGAGGCAGACGTACTGTTCCGCCGCCAATTTGCTGATTCCGTATGGACTGGAGGGGTTGCGGAGTGAGTTTTCGTGGTATCCAAAAATCGGCGTTTTCCTTTCGTCGTAGACGGCGGACGTGGAGGCGAACACAAGTTTTCTAACGCCAACCTCTCTGCATAACCCGACGACATTGAGCGTTCCAAGGATATTCACCTCGGCGTCTTTGCGCGGATCGGTTATGGACGTTGTGATGGCTGATTGCGCGGCAAGATGCACGACTGCCTCCGGGCGGAAGTCGTGAAAAATACCCGTCAAAAGTGGCAAGTCCGTAACGTCGCATGGCTTCGTAACCGCTCCGACACCCTGGGTGTTCTCCAGTTTCCCGGTCGAGAAATTGTCCACGATCAGGACTTGATGGTGTTGCCTTACCAAAAGCTGGACGGTCGCAGAACCGATAAATCCAGCACCGCCGGTGACAAGGATCCTCATTTCGGCATCCCTTTCTCGTCGTATTGCATGTAATCCTTGTTCTCCGATATGGGCTTATACCATGCGTCATGCCCTGCGTCGCTCAAGGTGACGACCATCAAATGTGCCGCGAACAGGTTCGAGGAGTGGATCCAGAATTGTGGTTTCTTCCTGCTTGGCGGCCAACCGGTCTTGACGATATAACGCACGATCTCCATCCCGCAGGTGGGCGTGTCGGGATCCTCGAAGTCCACCCCGGTCAGGTCATGGTCAAGCGAGATCACGTCCCAATCGTAACGCGACATCTGCCGCAGGGCTTCCTTGACGTTCGCGGCAATCGTTACGTCGAATTCGGGGTAATGATTCAATGCAAAGTGGACACGCTTTGTTCTGTCGTCAACAAAAAGCATCTTTGCTTTTGGCGTTTGTGAAACAATATATTCAATCTCTGCCTGAGTCAGTGCTGTCATAGATCACCTTGCTTCCTTCCATTTCGATACGGATCGGCAGGTTTCTCAAGCCCGTCGCCTCCAATATCCGGGCGTGGGTGTATTTCGGGGCAAGGATCAGCATGAAACCGCCGCCGCCCGCACCGAGCAGTTTTCCGCCCCACGCGCCGGATTGTAACGCTCTTTCGTAGGCTTCGTCGATGTCTGCGGTCGTGATAGTCGGCATGATGGCGCGTTTCGTCATCCATGCTGAATGCACCAGTTCCGCCGCGCGCTTGACGGTCATGCCCTCAAGAAATTCCTCGTAGAACTCCCTCGCCTGTTTTGCCAGAATAACGCTCAAATCAACGGCGTTTTGGTTGTATTCCAACACCTGCGCTTGTTCTTTCAGGATAAGGTTCGCGTTGCGGGACGTTCCGGTCCAAAGAAGCAGGGCGTGTTTCTCAAAATCATTTTTCCACGCCTCCGAAATCTCAAGCCTACGGACACAGACGTTCCTTTTCCCGAACGTCATGTAATTCATGCCGCCGTAGGCGGCGGCATATTGATCCTGTTTTCCGACCGAACGACCACACTTTTCCGCCTCGATAGTATAGGCTCTTTCGGCAAGCACACTGGGGTCGTCATCTTTGAGCAGGGCATTGAGCAGCCCGACCGTGAACGAACTGGACGACCCCAATCCCGCTCCCCTGCCGGGGATGTCCGCGATGGACGTAATTTCCAATCCGGGCTGGATGGCTGTCGTTTTGAGCGCCTCGCGCACAAGGTCATGTTCTATTTCCGACACACTCGTTACGTTCTCGGTCTTGGAATAGGAAATCCTGTATCCGCCCTCGAAACGCCTGTTGACCGAGACGTATACATACCGGTCGATGGTCAGGGAAACCACCGCGCCGAGATGTTTCTTGTAGAACGCGGGCAAATCCGTCCCCCCGCCCACAAGACTCACTCGAAGCGGCGTGCGTGTGATTATCAACGCTTCCTCCATGCTGCCGCCGTCGGGAAACAATCCCACAGCAAATCATGGGTGGCTTCCATCGCCTCGAATATCGCCTCGTGGCGGGTATCGTTCCCGCCCTGCGGATGGAACTGACACCAAAAATTCTCGAATCGGTTGATGTGTCCGCTTTTGACGAATTCAGGGATCAGGACGTATTCCCCGCCCTCGATATTCATCAGCCCCACGTCGATCTGTCCGCTGTCAACCGCAAAGGCACTGGGGTAATCCAAGAAAAGGCAGTCGTTACGCGGTTCTTTTTCGGAAAACAGGCTTGCGCCGTCTGTAAAGTAACTTCCCAGCGGGAGCGAACCATATTTCGTCCAAATCCCGAACGGATAGACTTTCACCTTGTAGACTCCATAGAATTTTTCCAAGAGTTTTCGGTACGCCCAATCCTGCGGCTCGAAGACGGTAATGTGGCAATGGAACTTTTCCCGTATCTGCCAAGCCCACCTGCCTTTGTATCCGCCAATCTCCCAGACCAGCGAATCCTCGTTCAACTGCCAGTCCAGGGCAAGCGTCTCGTCACCTCGCACGTCAAACCAGTTTTGTCTTATGACCACGTTTTCTCGCTTCCAATGTGTTTCCAGGAACCCCAAATGGATATGGACGCCGGTCGCCAGATCCAGGGCTTCCCGTCATTGTATTGCAATCCGCCCTCATCCATCTTGAAACGGTATTGGTCATCCATGTGTAGTTCGATCAGTCCGGGGTTGCGATCTTCGGCAAACCAGCCGTAGGCGCGGGTATAACGGGCGTGCCGCAGGTAGGGGTTTCCGCTGTACGCATATTGTGTCTCGCGTAAGTATTGAAGGTAAATTTCCCCGTTATAACCGACTGTGTGGACGTTTGCGCCCTGTGACAGAATCCGATACGTCACGGCGCCGACATCCTCCCGATCCATGAGGATTCTGACGTGCGGGGAAGGGTCGAGCGGTTCGTCCAGACGCCAGTCGTCCTCCAGCCACAACACAAAATCAGAGAACTGATGGCAGATGCCGAGACACTTGTTCCAGCCTTTTCCGGCGTGAAACGAATTTTCGTCATTCCTGTTTCGGATGCGCTCGGAGTGCCATCCGATGACTTTCTCGCCGTTCTTTTCCAGAAGATCGAGGATCTGTTGAACATGATCGCCGCCTGATCCGTCGTCGGCAATGTACCATCCGCGACGATCTTTCGGGTATCGCAGGTTCTCGATTGTTGAGCAGACGGTCTCCAGTGCCATCGCCGTCCGTTTGTAGGTCACAAACCCGATTGCGATCTCAGGCTGACTCATTTGCGAGTAACTCCACGAGTTCTTCTTTGGTCAGGCGCGGGGCCACATAACTTGTATACGGTGGGAGTGTACCGTAATCATTTGTATCTTCGCCGTTTCTCCATGACGTTGTTGGGCGCAATAATATAAACCCGTCACTTTCAACAGCATACGAACCCTCCTCAGATGAAAGGAGTTCCTCGTGTATCTTTTCGCCGGGGCGCAATGGAATATACTTTATAGCCAAGTCGTCACGTCCTATGGTGAACTCCAAAAGTTCACCAATTGACAGTGACTTTGCCTTTGGGATCAGAATGAGACCACTTTCCAGTCGGATGCACTCCTCGACCAGTTCCGCCGCCTGCGCCGGGGAAAGCCAAAAACGGGTCATCTTCTCGCTGGTGATAAGGATCGGTTCTCTTCTGGCAATGGACTCTTTCCATCTCTTGACGACCGAAGCGGTCGACTCGATTACGTTCCCATAACGGACAAGGTGGAATTTCGGGGTATCCCAAACGCGAGAAAACTCCTGCCAGATCTTCTCCATCAGGTATTTCGTCGCGCCGTAGGCGTTGGCGGGGTGGCAGGCTTTGTCGGTCGAGATGCCGATAACGTGCTGTACACCTATATCGACGGCGGCATTGGCGACGTTGAGCGATCCGTTGACGTTCACGTCGATGGTGTCGATGGAGTTCCATTCGCTCGTGGGTATCTCTTTCACGGCGGCTCCGTGGATGACAATATCCCTGCCGGTCATGGCGTTGCGGAGTGTCGTGTAATCGCGGATGTCGCCGACGATGAATTTGACATCGGGGAAATCGCGGCGAATGGCGTGATGTTTATACGTGTCGGTGGAAAAAACGGTGATCTTGGCATTCCATCCCTGTTTGACCGACCGTTCGATGAGGGCGCGACCCAACGTACCTGCCCCGCCAGTGATAAGTACGTTCTTATTCTGAAACATGCTTCCTCCTGCTTCCGCAAAAAATACAATTTAGCACAGAGACGCAGGGGCGGGGAAGCGTCGCCTTTTCGTCCGCGGCCTGTCGGACAATACCTTTTGTCCCTGTGCCAAATTGTACTACAAAAAAATATGGGAGTGCCTATGACTAGGCACTCCCAGTTTGTTGAAGGGTTACGCGCCAGGTCCAGGACCGGACAGGTTGTACTCACTGTACGGGCTGGGGAACGGGCGGCCGCTGGTGACGCCACCATTGACATGGTAGTACTGGCTGGGCAACGGGTCATCCGTGTGCTGGAGCGGGACGTACACAACATCGGTCAGACGACCCGCCAACTGCGGGGTGCGCAGGATCAAGCGGGGTTCGGTCTTGGCGATGATCTCCATACACCAATTGTCGGGGGCTTTCATGCTCCACAGGAACGCGCCGTTATCGCTCCAATACCACATGGGCAGACCACTCATCTGCGGAAGGACATCCGCCTTGTAGTCGTAGTATTCCCAATAGGTCGTGCGGAGCGTGCCACCGCGGGCGGTCAAAGGCACGATGTAGATGTCGGAGGCGAAACCGCCGGCAGGAATCGTTCCGTTGACGCTCTGGTTCTCCTCCATGATGCAGTCGTCAAGAATAACCTTGTACGGCTTGGAGTTGACGAGCAGGTACGACCCATTGCGCATCGCGTCGCGCATACGGATGTTTTCGAGGTAAAGGCTGTCGTATGCGGCGCTGGCGACGCCGGTTCCGTCCGTGTTGTACTGCGACGGCCAGATGCGGGTCAATTCCCAGAACAACTGCGAGCGCATCACAATCGCAAATTCGACTGGCGCGAGGTTCTGCTGTTTCGCCTTGTTTTCGAGAATGTACATCATGGTCGAAAGCGTGCGGTAGATGTCCGGGTCGGTCGAGGAGGTGATGTTGCGATACGAGAACGACTTGACATCACTGCGCAGGGACGGGCAGGCTTGCCCGGTCAGGGCGTCCACTTTGGTCGTGGAGATCAGGAGATCGAGTCCCATAAACTCCTTGTACCCGCCTCCGGCGCGGCTGTTAGCCGGGTTGCCGGTAAAGACCTGTGGGCAGTACCAACGCTGGAACGCGACGCCGACTTCCGCCATGCGCATGGCGACTTCATTGCCTGCCAGGATCGCGTCCTGACCGCGCAAACCGTAGAAGTTGGACATCAGCCCCGCCATCGAGTTGACCAGCGGGGTGTTGACCAGATTCAAGTCCATGAATTCGCCGCGATTGATGCGCTGACCGATCTTGTTCACTTCCATCTGGCGCGTTTTGTATTCCTTGCGCCCAAAGACGGTGGTGAGGATACAGGTCTTGAAGTTGCCCGCTTCCTCTGGGTCGTCACAGACGCCGTTCTTTTCCTGCGTGTCCGAACGGATAAAGCCTGTGATGTACGGAAAGAGGGGGTTGGTGTCGCGCGAACCCTGGATCGGAAGAGTCTCGCCCAGGGAACCCGTCATCTGGGTAAAGGTCGAGATTACGTCCCGTTCCAGACCACGCACGCCGAACAGACCGCCGGGTCCGTGAACATACGGACCGACGGGCGCGCCGACGGTTTGAGCCTTGCGGGTGATCTCGCCGCCTTCCGCCAGGGCGCGTGCGAACGCATTGGCGAACGAGACGGGATCAAAAGTTTGGGTGTTTGGCATCATCGTATGCCTCCTTATTCGGTGACGGGCTCCACGCCGGTCACTTCGGAAAGCCAATGTTTCGGACCGGACTGCTTGAGCAGTTTGTCCTTATCATCAGCCTCGTTGAGATGGTTATCCTTCGACTGCGAAGCGCGCATCGTCCACGCCATCTTTTGCGTGACGGGCGGCGCGATTTTTTCGGCGAGTTTTTCGTCGTTATCGCCGCTGAGGGCTTTGACGAGTTCCTCCAGCACGACCACCTTCTCGATGGCGTCCTGCGCCTTTTGGACGAAGGCATTGAGACCTTTGATGTCGAACTGATCCGAGACGGCCTTGAGGATCGTTTCCATGTCGGGAACGGCCGCTTTTTCATCGGTTTTGGCGGGTTCGGTCACAGGCTCCGGAGTCGTATCGGTTTTACCCTTTTCCTCCACGCCAGCCTCGCGCAACTCCGCCTGCTTCAATCCGGTTTTCTCAAGGAACTCTTTGGCGCGTTCCTCACCCAGAAGCGAAGCGAGATATTTCTGCTTATCCATATCAGCCTCCTTGCTAATTACGGAAAAATCTGTAAACGGATTGGCGGCGTTTTCAAGCGGCAAATCCGAGACTTCCACCATACGGTATTTCGTGATGATCTTGGGGTTGCGTTCGTCGCGTTCGAGGACAATCGAACCGTGCGACATTCCAAGATCACAAACTTCCTGGGCGATCAACAACCCGGCGGCGTCCTCCTCGGTCAGCGGGGCGCTCATGATGAGGTACCCGCTTTCGTATGCCGCAAAATCGACCTGATGCTTACGAACCAGTTCCGGTTCGTGCCAGGTCGTAAATACGGGCGCCAGGTTCTTGTTTTCGTCCAGCCACTCCACGTATTCCTGATGCGCCTTTTCTGCGATGATTTCCCCGTCGAAATCCTTGAAATTATTCGACGGCCACATCACTGCACGCCACGACCCGCTGGCGTCCTTTTCGACCACGACCGCCGAACTGGATTTCTCCATCGCGCCGATGCCCATTTTCTTGGCGGCGGCACGAATTTTCGGCAGGGCGGCACGGGCGTCTGTGGCGGCCTCGCCGCCTTCTTTCATCATTTGTGCGGCGCGAGCCAGCGCATTGCGGACGTGCGCCTTGTCGTGAATCGGATACTTGCGAACCTTCTTCCCGTCACGTTCCGTGACCAGGGCGAAATCGTCGTCGGAAAGTTTTTTCTCCGCCTCAGTCGTCAAAACGGATTTGGTCAAGAAATCGCCGATGCGTTCGAGGATTGGAAGATGGCGGCGGTCGCGCGCGATCAGGGCGTTGAGTTCGAGAACGTCGAGGTCGAGTTCCTTTTTGACCTTCTCACCGGCAATGGACTTGACACGCTGAGCGAGTCCATTGCCGACATCCGCAATGGCCTTTCCCTTTTCGTCCGGTTCCATATCGCTGTGAACGATATTGCTTACCAGGTCACGCACTGTCCACGAAATGTCGTTGACTTTCATGGCTTTTTCCTGCGCCCGACGAAGTTCTTCGGCTTCCTCCCATGATTTCGGGCGCGGCATATCCATGTAACCTTTGTGAGAATCGTAGTCTTTCTCCAGAACCGCGTCTTCCTCTGGTTCCGTTGTATCGGAACTTTCGGTTATATCCAATTCGTCGAAATCATCCTGGGACAATTCCAACTCTTTGTTTTTTTGCTGCGCGCGTTCCTTCTGGCGAAACCGCGCGGCACGTCGTTTTTCTCGAACACGTTTAGGCGCCATCGTTTCGATTCCTTCCAATTCTTTGGCATTGTAACGGAAAAGGTATGAAATTTGTCAATTTCGCAAAAAACTGTAAAAAAAACCACCGCCCACGAGGAGGGTGGGCGGTGGGATTGGAGGAGAAAACGCACGAAGCGTCTGTCCGATTGGCAGTATATCACGAAAACATTCTCTTAGCCGCCGTCGCAAACGACCGCATAATCTCGCGGTGAAACTGCGGGGAGTATTCCTTTGCGACTAATTCGTCGAATTTACGCGCTTGGAAACCAGGGTGATCCACGCGATATGCCGTCCACCAGGGTTGTGAACGGTATGCCCTGCCTGATTGCAGTGAACCGGGTCTGGTCGCCGGGCGGTATCCTTTTCTAAATCTCTGGAATGTCGTTCCAGACTTAGGTATCCAGTGGCGCGGAGAACCTGCGTTTACCAATCCGTAAATATCATGCTCCGTATAAACTTCCATCGAAAGTTCCGCGGCGTGCCGGGTGAGCTTCTGCCGGAACGACGGCTTATCGCTCCAGCCATAGACCGATTGCCGGAACAGTTTTTTGAGGGTCGGGGCGGTGTTGTGTTTCATGCTGTTCGCCATTGCCTCCACCCACTCCTTATTCGCAAAGAGTTTCTTGGGCAACGTCACATTGATCTGGATCATTCGCCACCGAACAATTTTCGCAACCTGTCGCCCACTCGCGGCTTCTCGCGGTTGCCTTCCACGCGGCGGGCGTCCTCGCGGATGGTGTTGCCTCCGACTTGCCCAACCGGGTTCCTGGTCTCGATCTGGTTGTCGTCATTCCAGAACTCCTCCGGGATGCCTTCCAGCGAAGCAAACATGCCGCGCCGAACCAGGTCGTCGGCAATGTACTTGCGGGGGAATATCTTCGCGCGCGCGGCGATGGCGGCTTCCTCCAGCGCCTTCGTGCGGACTTCCTGCTTTTCGAGTTCCTCCTGTTCATTCTTGTCGTTGAACTGCAACTTCGTCCCGCGCGGGATAACGCCGTAGTTCTTGAAACTCTCCGACATGGTATCCATCCAGTTACGCGGGCCGCGTCCGCTGGATTTTCGGTTGAGGATCATGGACTGACTTGCCGAACCGATGTTCCCGCCCGGCAGGGGGGCAAGGTCTTGGTAATCCAACCCCAAGTTCAGGGCGAGACCGGAGATATACCATTGCATATCCTGGTCGAGATTATAGCCATCCGGCAGGGACGCCAGTTCGACAGTCACGAGCGAAACAGGTTTTTCGGGATCCAAAGAAGCCAGAACGACGTTCTCCTGAAACCTTGCCTGCCCGCGGTTGTTGGCATTTTCCCCGGCGCGTTTAACAGCATCCTCAATGGATTTCTGCGATACACCGCCGACAATATGCAGGTCTTTCGGGTTGCGCCCGGAAATCTTCTCATCCTTGTAGATCAACAGCGAACGCATGATCTGAGCCAGCCGCAGGGCGCGCGTGACGGAACTGTATCCCACGCCGTTCATCTTCTGGATTGGAGATGGGAACTCGGCGAACGGAATGACTTCGTACCACTGGAGTTTGTGCTGTTTGCCGTCACGGTCGGTGTAGATGACCGGGGTCATGGTGTTGCCCGTGCGCATACATGCGCCAGAGTCGAGATGGGCGATGCCGATGACCGGCGCGCGTTCGGCTTTGAATTTCGAGTTGGCGTCCACACCCGGATCACGGATCAATTCGACGAAAGCCCCGTTGTCCTGGGTCATGGCGTCGATGGTAAAGCGTTTGACGAATTCCACCCAGCCGATCTTGTCCCCGGCAATGGCGGTCTGGAGCATGTCGGTCACGGCTTGGTTGATTGCATCCGAAGCGCCCTTGATCTCCCAATCCAGTGCCGCCCGCAATGCGCCGACGGTCGTAATGCCACCCGCCAGGTAGGGTTCGCTTGGCCAGAAATCGCGCAGTTCGCGGTCACGCTTATCGACATTCTTCCCCCAAGGCGTAATTTGGTCGGCGGAGGTCGCAAGGAACAGCGTATACACGCCGCCCTGCCACGGCCCCTGATCGGATGGCGGTTGTGGCTGAACGCTCTCTTTGAGAGCGTTCTTTGGGAATTGATCTTCGGGGGTAAGTCGGGACGTATTCGGCATGTCAACCTTTTTCTTTCTTTTTCCTGTGGAAGAAATATCCCATGACGACACCGGTCACTTTTCCATCCGGTGTCACTTCTTCGACTACGGCGGCTCGTCCAAGCGCCTGCTGAATCAAGTCTTTGATCTTCCCGTCGTGCATATTGTAAACCAGCCTCGCCCATTGCGAATACATGGGCGGTTCCAGTAACGTCCGTACTTCCGGCTTGCAATCCGGCGTATGGATAAAGGCGTCGTTCCACTTGACCATCTCGCCGCCGCCTTTACCGCACTTGGCGCACACGAAGCGGTTGTCGGCTTTGGCGCGGTAGATGGTCTGTTCGGCGTAGAACGTTACCAGTGTCCCGCATGGGCTGGGTACGAACGGCATGATCGGGTGCGGGTCGGCGCAGAACGGGCAGAGCAGGATATTGGCGCCGTTTTCGTCCTTCGTCAATTTCGGCACAGCCGTCCGTTGACGATAGGGCGGTTTGAACGATTGTTTTTTACTCATGCTTCCTCACAAGTTGAGTCTCATTATCATATAACTTCCCATCGAAGCCGTGACTGCCAGGTCAACCTTGAGTCCCTCGGCCCGTTTGACGATGCGTATCTTTGTGCTTTCCGTATCGACCTTCGCGTCGGCGTTCTGGAAGTGTTCCCGATCCTCCGGTTCGCCGCGATGCCAGTACCTTCGGTCGCGGATGATGTCTTTCAACTGGCTGTCGGCGATCAAGCGTTCACTTCCCTGGCTGAATGAGTAGAACCAGCCAAGACCTTCCTTGCGCAGACGGGTCGCCATGTCATGCAATTGGTACGGATCGTAGACGATACAGACGACATTATAATCCTGTATCCACTGCCTGAGGACTTTTTCTGGACCGGGGCTTTCGTCCGATCCTTGATAATCGAGTTTCTGCCCCTGTCTTGGCGTCCACTTCCGTGACTGCAATTTCAGTACCGCCGTCGTGTCCTGCGGGTGACGACAACCCATCCACATGCCGAACGTATCGCCCGACACCGCCGCGTCCATTGCGACCACCACTGGGTAATTCTTCGGAAGTTCGGGAAACTCAGACGGATCGCGTTTACAGGCGTCGTACCAGGCCATCGGCAGGAAAGTCTCTGTGGATGTCGTCCATTGATTGCGGTGCATCCGCAGGAATTGATTTTCCGGCATGATCGCGGCTTCCGATGCGTAGTAATCCTTCGTCTGCCAGGGACAGCGCGGTTTGGTATTCCACAAACAGATCATTCCAGCCTGGCGGTTGACGTACAGTTCCAGCGGGGCAGGTTCGCCGTCCGTCACCGGGTATAACCTGTCCGGCCACAATAGTTCCCCCTGCAACACGCCCAATTCGTATAGGGAGTATAAAAGCAGACTTTCTCCAGCGAAGCCCGCATAACTTTCGACCCATCGAAACGCGTTGCCGTGTTTGCCTGGGGGAATGGTCATCTCCGCCCACATATTTTGCTTCGCGTCCTCGTTCGCTCCCCACAATTCCGAAAAGGTTATCTGATCCGCATTGCTTCCCGCCTCGCCGCTGGGGTCAATGGGGATCGCCTCGATGTACGACCCGCTCGGCACATTGATCTTATATCCAGTCATCCGGCAGGCGCGTTTATGTTTTTCGTTCAACTGGATGTTACGCCGGAGGTAGTGCGCCACACGGCTGTCGGCTTGCTTGAGGTCGTTGGCGATCACATAGAACTCGCCCCATTCGGTGTGCATCGCGCGTGCGAAGTTGACCGCCGCCGCGATGGTCGATTTACCGCTTTTCTTGATGTCGCTCCACACAACGATAGAATATTTGAAATTCCCATCTTCCCCCGGTGTCAATATTTCCCGCAGGGTGTCCTCCTGGTACTTCTGCAGCCCGATCCGCCCGCGCAAGACGGAATCATTCTTCGTCTCCGGGATGTAAAACTCCCTCTTGATGTACGTCACCAGGTCCTTCCTCGATAACGCCTTCTCCGCCTCCTCCGCCAATCTCTGCGACATCTGGTTCTGCAACTCGGTCAGAGCGTTCCCCGATAATCCTTGAGAATTCATATTGCAACCTTTTCATCTTCTTTGGGTCGTCGCCGACCACATTCATCGCGGCGGAGAGCAGTTTGGCGAACGCCTGGTACGCCTCCTCCGCGGTCAGGACGGCGTTGATTGCGGTCGCAATCTTGACCTCGCGCTCAACCCATTGACTGCGCAGGTTCAACGCCTCAAAAATCTGTTTCCACGCCTGGTAATCGTGGTAAATCTTCTCGAACTCGTCGTCGATCCTTTTCTCAAGCATCGCTGCCTCGCTGGAGAATCCCGCCTTCTTCGCATCCATGTACTCGCCCCACAGCCCGTACAGTTTCGCAACCCGTTCCGGCGCCTCATCCACGTCCACGCGCTCCAGCAATTGCCGGATGCGGATGTCGGCAATATCGATTGCCTGCCGATTGGACAGCACGCGCCCATCGGCCAGCATTTGGTTGTATTTGGCGGCAAGCCGCACGATGGGGAACTGGGCTTTCGATCCAGTTGTCATCGTACCCGACCCGTAATAATTCCGAGCAGGATTTGGTCCGCCATGATACGCGCAACGCGCATACCCAGCCACAGGGTAATTCCCACAGCGCAAATCAGCGCCGCAAGCCGGACACGCCTCTTTGCGGCCTGGATTGGGTTCTCCACAACCCTTACACTTCTTTTTGATGTGGACACATTTTGGGGCATCGCTCATTCTACTCCCTGCAACACACGCACAATCGCGTGACAGACCATCAGATGCACATCCTCCTGCGCCCGTATGTCGTTCGCCCGCACATGTATCAGCGCATTCAATCCCAACTGGTTGATCGCGCTTGAGTCGGACAAGCCGGTTAGCCCGACAGTCAAGACACCCTCATCACGCGCAAACTCCAGGGCGTTCACGACATTCTCCGAGTTGCCGGAACAACTAATCCCGACCACCCCGTCCCCCGCTTTCATGATCTCCCGCAACGGCGAAAGATACATATTCTTCCAGCCCTCATCGTTACCATACGCCAGCACCGTGCTTTGCATGTCGCCGATACAGAACGCTTGCACCCGTGCCATCTTCAACAGGTCGTTTGCAAAGTGGGAAGCGGTCGCATGACTGCCCCCATTGCCGAACACGAATACCCGACCGAAGTTCTTCTTGACCACTCCTAAAGCCATCGCCGCCATCTGGATTTCTTCCACGTCCAACAGGGTCATGGCTTCGGATACTTCCGCAAGATGCTTCCCGATTAGAGACATCTTTATCTCCTTCTTTTTGTAACGATATTGATCGTCCATGACGGGCATTATACATCTTTATTTATGATAGGGGATGAAATTTGGGTCAATTTTTGGGATATTTTGTAAGTGAGGTAGTGCTTAGTTTAGAACAAAAGTTCGATTTATTTTCGTTTTTTAGAACAAAAGTTCATAGAACAAAATTAGAACATCCTGCAATGTATTTATTATGATGTTGCAATGTTATTACTGCTTATATGTGCTACTATATAGGCAGAAACAAATAACAAACACCAAGGACAAACCGCAATGAACAACCAGCAAGCACAGCAAATCAGCAAGTCGCAAAAGTACCAGGCAATCAAGCAGGCATACACCTACGAAATGTTCTGCGCCGAGATGGCGCGGGATATGAGCAAAGAATCCGCTAAAACAGGCAACAGCGAATATACAGCGGATGATATTGCGAAATACCAATCAACACGCAAGGCTTATGAGGCATTGACGATTATCGCCAGCCTTGCATAAGCATCGTAATCAACAGACGCCCCGGACGGGGCAGAAACGGAAAATAAAATGACTACTTACCAAATCGCAATCCTGCACCACTACTATCACCCCGATCTGCAAGGTGGCGAGACGCCGCGTATCTATTGCGACGACGACAACAACCCGATTGAGTACGACACCATTGAGGACGCACGCGCTGTCATCGACGAGTGGGACAACGATATCTATGTCACTAGCCACAACGAGAGCGGACGACCTATATATTTAGTTGTTGAGTCGGTGGATGGCGATTACATCCACGGGGGGCGCAATGGCGACGGAAGCAATTACGACTGGGATGGGTATGAGGATTTTTGCGCCCGCCTTGACGGCGATAACTGTTGCGGCGAGTGCCAGGGCTGTATCAGGTACATGATTGACGCAGATCGTGAGTACCTGCTTAACAGTGCTGTCTACAAGTCGTAACTCCTGCCCTGCCGCTTGCCCATCTCCCAGGAGGTGAGGCAAGCAGGAAGGCATGAGCCGACCCGCCGAAAGGCGAAAAACCCACAGACTAAAAAGGAGTCTAAAATGAACGAAAAAACATGCAAGGCTAGAATTGGCAAGGAACTGAAAAGCGAAATTGAAACCCTCCGCGCACTTTGGGAACTGTACAAACTATGGACTTCG